CTGGCGGTCGTCGTGCTGGCCAGGACAAGGTCTCGAGGGCCAATGCCGTTGCGCCGATACTCGAGTCGGGTATGGTGTGGGCACCGGACACTGACTGGGCGGATGAAGTGATCGAGGAATGCGCGGCGTTCCCCAATGGCGACAACGACGACCTGGTCGATAGCACGACGCAGGCACTCATGAGATTCCGAGCAGGCAATTTCATCGCGCTTGGATCGGACGAGATTGATGAACCGACTGATCACGCTGGAGTTGTCCCCGAGTATTATTAACCTTACAATGCGAGGAATTACTATCCTGTAGGGTGAACACCATGGCAATGTCAGCCCGTGAAATGTTAGCCAGCCTTCCTATTCAAATGGCTAAAGGCGGAAGCATCAGCGAAAAGCAGAAGCAGAGAATCCTTGCCGCCGAACAAAAATTCCTAGCGAATCCTGAAAAGCGCACTGGAGCGCAACTGTATAACCAGATGCTTGAATCAGGGGTCTCTGTTCAGGACATGTTGGATGCAGGCGTAAAGCAATCGACTATTGATCAGGTGTTCACGGCCCAAGCGCCAATCCCCGTTGAGCAGTTCACTGCGCCTACCACGGCAAAATCTTCATTGGCTGACCTGACGGCGCAGGAGCGTGAGGCGGCGATTGCCCGTGGAACTGCGCTGGTGAACAAGTTACAGCAGGGCGGCATTGACCCGGAAGAGCGCCGTCGGTTGCAGAGAGCGGCGACACAATACGGCGTGACGTTCCAAGACATGATGAACGCCGGGATTGACCCGAGCATCTTGTTTGATGTGCAGACAGCCACGACGCCTAAAGGTCCGCTAACTGATTCCACAGTCTACCAACCCGGTCCGATCAATCCGGCAACGCCGGGACTTGATACGGCATTCCGTGAATCTCCGGTCAGGAAACGTATTCCCGGCACAGAAGAGTTTGACCCGCTGACGGGTTCACCCACAGGATATAGGTACACCCCGGCGGCGCGTCTGACTCCTGCTACAGGCTCTGGCCTGAGTTGGACCCCGCCGGTGGTGACCAGCAGGCCAAGGCAGTTGCTTGATGTAGGCACGGGTTCTCCTTATGGAGGTTATCGGCCATCTTATTCTCAGGTATATGCGCAGAACCGCGCAGACCAAGACAGGGCGTTGATGAATGCCTTTAGAGAGTCAAACAGGCCCTACAATTTCGCTGAGTACAATTACTGGCGCAATCGGCTTCGTGCTAATGACTTCCAAGGACCCGGTAACACGTTAAATAAGGAGGCGTTTAAGTCAGCATTTAGCGAGTGGAACACTTCTACTCCCTCGAATGCAGGCGGGTCCCCTGTAAACCCGCCAGCATCACCTGCTGGAAATCAGCCAGCAGGTGCGCAAAATTACGGCACTTACAACTACTACACCATTGACCCGGTGACCGGAATGCCGAGGTACGAACAGGCGGATACACGCATTGCAGGCGGTCCCGTAACGCCAAAGGACATCACGCTAGGCGGCGCATATATGTTTGCCGAAGGTGGCCCCGTAAAAAAAACTGAAGGGGTAGCTGAAGAACCGGCTACCCCAGAAACCGAAAGCGCCCAAATGCTTAATCGGTTGGACTCTGGGATGCCTGTTACCGCTGACTATCCTCTGACCGAGGAAGGCACGGTAGATTGGTCTCAGCGCCAGTCACCTGCCAGCCAGTTCCTTTCCTGGCTGACCAGCGGCGGAGAGCGCCAAGCGCGTTATCTGACAGAGAAGCAGGGCCAAAGCCCCATTTGGGATAGCCCAGCAACCATTGTTAAAGACGATAAGCGCAATCAAGCCCAGGCCATGTTACGAGGTCTTGCTGAGATTCCAGGCACAGTAGCTGACTACGCGACAGAAACCATACAGGGCGATGAGCCGCTGAAGACATTCAGTCAAGACGTAACCACTGTTGGGAAAGCAATGTACGAAGGGGCCAAGGAAGACCCGGTAGGTTTTATGTTAGATATGACGCCTGGTATATCGCAGTATCGCGCAGTTAAAGACGCATCCAATCTGGCCCAAATGGCTATTGAGGCAGAAGCCGCTGGTGATTTTGAGGCGGCTAAAATGTACAGGGAAATGTCGGCATTATCTATGTCAGGCATTATCCCCGGCGTCCCCGGAAAACAGGCTAGTAAGGCGGCAAAGTTTACATTCAAGCCCGGCAATATAACACGAGTCAGAGACATATCGCAGGCAGACATTCCTCAACTTGAAACGGACTTTAAACGTCACCAAGCTGATATTGGTAGCGCAGAACAACTGGTCCAGCTTGCCAATACCGTTGATCCAGAGTTTCAGAATTTATTGATGAGCATTGCAACGGACGTTGGGGTTGAGTACAAGGCCGGCCCGGTCAAGAAGCTGAAGAGCATTAGTGACAAGTTAGTCCGCAAGAGCCTACTGCCAGGGGAGATACCGGACTCTATTCGCGGAACTATGCTGGTTAATACGAATGAGCAGGCGGATCAGATCGTATCTATGCTTTCAAAAGACCTGGCGATAATCGACGAGGGTTGGAACAGGATTCCAGGCAACGGCTACTTTGACCGCAAGGTTGCTATTCAATACGTCGGACAGAATGGCGAAAAAGTTTTGGGCGAATTACAGATTATGACGCCAGAAATTTCAAGGACGAAGGACATGCCTGGCGGAGGCCATGAACTATACGAATTGGAAAGAAACTTTGAAAAACTTTATGGAATGGAAAACATAGAGCAACGGATGCCCCCAAGCGAAGTGCTTAGATACAGGCAAGCCAAAGCAGACCAGCTTAGACTTTATAACCAAGCGGCAGACCAGGCCGATCCAGCAATACTGAGAGAAATAGGATATGAGCCAGTCTCCGGTTCTGCTCGGATGCTGGGCGAGATAGAAATAAAAGCGGCGCCAAAGGGCGCGGTCGGGCACGCGTTACCCAGGGAACTTTTGGTTTTTGGCGGAGGTAATAAACCGCTTATCCCCGTGATTCAAACTTTTACGCCAGCCAATAGAGCGGCGGTCATGGCAAACATAAACGAGGCTATCCAAGCCTACCCTAATGCTATGAAATCTGCCCAGAGTTGGGTTGATTTTGAAAAGAATGTGTTTGGCGGGGATTATGTGCCGGCGCCTCCATTCAGGGCGATTGAGTACGCCAACGACCCAAGAATGTTGGCAGAAAAGCTAAAGCAACTAAGCCCAGACATGAAGGCCAGCGCAGACGAGGGCTTTGGATACGTTTCAGAGATTAAAAATGTATATAACAGCGGACAGGCCACACCGGATATGACAGGCAGGCTGTTCCTGTGGGGCGTTCTCTCGAGGGGAGCCGGTCCTTTCCAGCAGGAAGGCGCATTTATTGATTTGTTGGACGAAGCAACGCCATTTATTGATAAGGCGGTGAAAGGCACATTGACCGAGGCCGATATGCCGGCCTGGGAACAAATGGTTGCTAATAGCTTGCCAGAAGGTTCCCCAGGCAAGCAGGTTACCATGAACGCAAACGCCGCCGGTAATCTATTGCGTCAGCTAAGTGAAAAAGGCCAAAACGGAAGTAGCGGACTGGTAACCCTGCATAATTTACTTGCTGACCCAACTAAGACAGGGAAAGATTTCCGCAGGTCGTTCTACGAAGTAACAAATAAACCAGGAATAGATAACAAGGTTATTTCATTCCTGGGGCTTGTGGCTGGAAAGGATGATCTGCTTGTTATGGATAGAATTCAATCAAGAAATCTTTGGGACGACGGTCGTTTTGGCGGCGCCAATATTTATGATGGAATAAAAAAACGCGGACTATCTGGAATCCTTATTGGTCCTCGCGGTCTCCTGGTTACAGAAATGTTGGAGAACGGACTTCAAGATGCTACTAAAGAAGCCTATGACATAATAGGCCGTCCGCAAGACGCCAGCCTGGGCCGCATGCACTGGGAAACCTGGCTAGTGTCCGGTAATCAACCTGTATCCCACAGCACCCTAAAATCAGTTAAGAGCGGCGATCCGCTAGGTGCAGGTGTTACCGAAGGCAAGAGAAGGACATTCTCTTCTGGTGCAACGTATAGGCGCGGGAAAGAGGGGACCTATTACGAGTATCCATTATCTGATGGATCAATTGTTAGAATGAGTCCTCAAAGACAAAAAGAGTTTGAGGCTTTTATTAAAAAGCCAAAAAATAAAGTAGTACCGAAAGGATTTAAAGTAACCAGTGCAACAGACACTCCCTGGTATACGTTGCCTGGAGTAGACAGGAGAAAATTAGATGAAACAGCAAGACAATTTGAAGACATTAACCCCGATGGAACGCTTCAATCAGGCGTTAAGGGGATTATCAAAGATACCGACTCCACTGTCGATGGAGGAGATGCCACAACAGGCCCAGTCGCCAACGCCGGAACAGGCAAAAAAGGCAAAATAACTTTTGAGCAGTTTGGCGGTAACCTTGGTGACGCCAGACAAAAGCTAGGCATCACCAAAGAACAGGTAGATTCCTACCAAAAAACCCACAAAGGCGTTAAGCAGAAGCCATTGCCTGAAGTTCAAGACGCGGCAAAAAAACTCCAAAACGGCGAGATAACTACTCAAGAATATAACAAAGTAGTTGAAGACAAGATGCCTATTACTCCTATAGGCAAAGTCCCTAAAATGGCAACAGCCGAAACCATCGCCCTTGCGCTAGACAAAAATGAAATGAGGTCTGCTGGCATAGTGGGCATCAACATAGATATTCCAGACGGCACAATGATCTCTTCTCGACTAGACATCCCTGCGTATGAAAGAAATGACACTTGGGTCGTTACACTTCATGATGGCACCACTAAGAGTGGCAACGCCTTGGCGTATGGACCAACAGCCATACTAGATAATGTGGCCTTTACATCCAATGCTAAAGCGGCATTAAACATGGCGACCGGGAAAAGTTCCAAGGGAACTATTGCTCGAATGCAGGGTGCATGGAAAAACATGGACCCGGCAGAAGTAGAGCAGATGGCTAAAAGTATCCTAGACGGCACTGCGCCTGACGCAGACGACTGGGTAGAAGTCGGCATGAATCCGTTTAGGCATAGCTATTTCTATCGTAAGTCAGATGGCATGCCAGTGGCTGACGCAGAACAGGTTATTCAAATAGGTCCGTTAGTATTAGCCAAGAAACCAAAGACGCGACCCATTGAAAGCCCAGAGCATTTGATTGATCCCGGCCCTCCCCCTAAATACTTCAAGCGTGGCGGCAACGTCGAGAGGGTTCAGAATGACAGGCGGTATATTTAAACCGGAAGTTCCGGGAGCGTATCGCCTATGATGCCGAACATTTCCTCAAAGTCCGCCTGCTCCAGAACCTGGCCTTCCCGTAGGATATCTACGAATTGAACCGGGATGGCTTTTTGCCAGGTTGGCGAAGTGGAGGATATGAAGTAGGCTTCGACGTACTCACCTTCTGGGTGCGTAGGTGCTTCGATAGCGCAGAGAACAGCGGGGCGCTTGTCCCAAGATATGTATTCCATGATTCTCATGATTTAGTCTCCTTTCTGAATCGTGGGTATTATAGCATTAGATATATGAAAAATGCCATGTATAATGGCCTCAGAATAGTTAGAGGGCACCCCAATGCCAGTCGATAAAGTCGTTAATCTTGCACCTGCCACGGAAATCCTCATGATTGACGAGGAAATGCCGGATATTGAGATTGTCCTGGAGGAAGACGGCGGTGCGACCGTTGAAGTTGCAGAAGAAAACGACGTAGATTTTTACAGCAACCTGGCTGAAGTCCTTGATCCGCAGGACATGTCCCATATTTCCAATGACCTGATGGCCTTGTTTGATGCCGACAAGGCGTCGCGTGGTGACTGGGAGCAGATGTATTCCAAAGGGCTGGAATTGCTTGGCCTCAAGATTGAGGAAAGAACCCGCCCGTTCCGTGGCGCCGCTGGTGCAGTTCACCCTATGCTCACCGAGGCCATTGTCCAGTTCCAGGCGCAGGCGTTTAAGGAACTGATGCCTGCCGGAGGGCCAGTCAGGACCCAGACTCTGGGCAAAGAGACCCTGGACAAGGTCCAGCAGGCCGCCCGTGTACAGGATTTCATGAATTACCAGATCACAACGGTGATGAAAGAGTATACACCGGAGTTTGATCAGCTACTTTTTTACACCGGATACGGCGGTTCTACCTTTAAAAAGGTCTATTATGACGAGCAACTGGGCCGCATGGTCTCCAGGCTTGTCCTGCCGGACGATTTATACATCCCCTACAACGGTTCGAGTGTCATTTCTGAGTGTCCGCGCATTACTCACCGCATTTCTATGGACGAAAATGAGTTCAGAAAGCGCGTTGTGGCCGGTGAATACCTTGATGTGGTTGTTGATCCCGAGAATGACCCGACAAATGGCGACAGAATTCGCTATTCAATTGACCGAATTACTGGTCTGGAGCCGTCCGGGGAGCCAGAAGAAATATTTTTGCTGGAATTCCAGGTTAATTTGGACATTCCTGGCTTTGAGGACGTGGATGACGGGGGCGAACCGACCGGAATTAAGCTACCTTACGTTGTTACCCTGGACGAAAACAGCGGCCAGATCGTCGGAGTGCGCCGTAACTGGCTGGAAGATGACGAATACAAGTGCAGAAGAGAGTATTTTGTCCACTATGTCCTGGTAGAAGGTCCCGGAGCCTACGGTTTGGGCTTTGTTCACCTGATTGGTGGCCTTTCCAAGACTGCAACAATGGCATTGCGCCAATTATTGGACGCTGGAACCCTATCTAACCTCCCCGCCGGCTTCAAAGCCAAGGGTGCGCGTATTGCGGACGATGATAACCCGATTCAACCCGGCGAATGGCGCGACATTGACGCTGGGGGCGCCGAACTTAGCGGTTCTTTGCTTCCCCTGCCCTACAAAGAGCCGTCTCAGACCCTGTTTACCCTCCTGGGCTTCACTGTAGAGGCCGGAAGACGTCTTGCCAGCATCGCAGACATGCAGGTTGGGGACGGAAACCAGCAGGCGGCGGTAGGAACAACGATTGCGCTGTTGGAACGTGGTTCTATGGTGATGTCTGCCATTCACAAGCGCCTGTATTACGCCCAGACGCAAGAATTTGAGATGCTGGCGGAAGGATTCGGGCTTTTCTTGCCTGACGAGTATCCATACGACGTACCGGGTGCTTCCAGATCAATCAAAAAGAAAGATTTTGACGATATGGTGGCGATTCTGCCGATGGCAGACCCCAATATCTTCTCTGCGGCCCAGCGGATTACGTTGGCGCAGACCCAGCTTCAGTTGGCTCAGAGCGCGCCTCAGATGCACAACATGTATGAGGCGTATTACCGGGTTTATCAAGCCCTAAACGTGCGCGATATTGACGGTATTTTGAAGGTGCAGACCAATCAAATGCCGGTCGATCCAGCCACTGAAAATATTAATGTTGTAGACGGGATGGCACTAAAAGCCTTTGCCGGCCAGCAACATGACGCGCACATTGCCGCGCATTTGATTATGGGACTGTCTCCAATGATACAGGCCAACCCTATGGCGGCAACTGAACTTCAAAAGCATGTCCTTCAGCACATTAAGTTGAAGGCGGAAGAAGACGCCGAGGCCGAGTTGTTCCAGCAATACGGCACCGACCCAGACAACATGATCTCAGACCTTGAAAGAGAGGCGCTGATTGCCCTGAAGGTAACGCAATACTTCCAGGAAGCAAAAGCAATGCAGACGGAATTGTCTGGGGCGCCAGAGGCCGACCCGATTGTTCAGTTGAAGGAGCAAGAACTTCAGCAACGTGCGGCTAAAGACCAGGCCGATGCTCAGATCAAGCAACAGCAGATTGCCAACGAGCAGATGCGAATACAGCAAAATGCGGAATCAGATGAAGCACGCATCCAGTCCCAAGAAAAGATCGCTGATCAGCGTGCAGACGTGGCAAGAGAACGAATATACGCTCCCAAAGGGTAAATAACATGCCGTTAATTAAGGGAAAATCGAAAAAAACAATTAGTAAAAACATTGGCGAAGTGATGTCGTCTTACAAAAAAACAGGTAAGATTGGCGCCAGCAAGCCTGGAAGCGACAAAAAAGCACAAAAGCAGGCAATAGCGATTGCGTTAAGTACCGCCAAAAAATCGCCAACTAAAAAATCAGTTGGCGGCTCTGTTTTGAGAAAAGACGCAAAGCGTAGAACCAAATTGTACTAAAGCCAACCAGACGAGGCTAAATCGTCTGCATTACATGGATATACCATGCTGGAATTTGCTGAAAGCGTTCTGAAGGAAATTAGAAAGCTAGAACAGGACACTGAGACAATGATTCTCAGCGGCGTTGCTGATATGGAACGCTATAAATATCTCATGGGTCGTCTGGAAGGGCTACGGCTTGTTGAAGAAGTTGTTAAAACGCAACTTGATCGACGAGAGGAATTTTAAACCAGAGGACCATTAGACATGGCAGAAGCTAAATTGACCCCGCTTGAGCAAAAGTGGGAGCAAGATAAAAAAGACAAGAAACCGTCTCTTGATGACGCTTATACCGACGAGGGTAAAGTGTCACAAGAAGGACTATCCGAACCAGTATTAGACTTAATCCCCTCCCCTACCGGATGGCGTATTGCCATTTTACCGTATCGTGGCGCTAAGACCACTAAGGGCGGAATTATGCTGTCCGATGAGACCCAAAAGAGAACACAACTGGCTACTAACGTAGGTTATGTACTCAAGATGGGCGACCTGGCATACGCGGACGAGTCTAAGTTCCCTACCGGCCCCTGGTGCAAGGAGGGGGATTGGATAATCTTTGGCAGGTATGCCGGTTCTCGCATCCAGATTGATGGCGGTGAGATCAGGCTACTGAATGATGATGAAATTCTTGGGGTCGTAAGCGACCCAGAAAATATTCTGCACATGTGAGGTGAGCAAGATGGCTACAGAAAACGAAGAGTTAGAATTTAACCTTGGAGACGACGAGGAAGAAGCGACCGTCGAGATGAACGAAGACGGTAGTGACGCCAAACTTTCGGCGCAGGAAGAGGCTCCAATTGTGGAGCAAGAAGGCGACGAGCGCACGTCGGAAGAACTGGACGATTATTCGGTCAAAGTAAAAAAGCGCATCGACAAGATGACGGCAAGACTTCGTGAGGCCCAGCGCCGTGAAGAAGCCGCATTGGAATATGCGAAAAAAGTACAGAATGAGAACCATACCCTGCAAGAACAAACCCGCAGGGCAAGTTCAGAAAAGCTAACCGAAGCCCAAAATCGGACCGAGACCCAGATAATGGCGCTGAAACAGGTCATTAGGAAGGCGAGGGAAGAGGGGGATATTGATACAGAAACCGAGGCGCAACAAAGACTTACGTCAATTGTCTATGAGCAACAACGCCTGGGAGAACAGATTAATATACAGCGGAGTCAACCGGAACAAGTGCGTCAGCCAGACCCGGAACCGCTACAAAGACAGCCACGCCAGCCGGACGTGAAGGCCGAGGAATGGGCCGAAAACAATCCGTGGTTTGGCAAAAATACCGTTATGACGCATACTGTCTATGGTATTCATAACGAACTGGTCCGTAACGAGGGATTTGACCCAACGTCGGACGAGTATTATGATGAAATAGATAGGCGCATGCGCCAAATGTTTCCGCAGGAATATGAGCCTGCGCAAAAGAACAACAGGTCGTCCCGTCCCGTGCAAACGGTGGCACCTGCAACCCGTTCATCGGGAGTAAATAACGCACGCCGCACTGTAAAGCTGACCCCAAGTCAGGTTGCGATAGCCAAAAAACTTGGAGTTTCGCTTGAAGACTATGCCAGACATGTGAAGGATTGATCCAATGAGTGATGACGTTAAAAAAGTACCATCTTTAAAACGCACGAGCCGCGACACTGAAACTCGCGAAGCGACTGCGCAACGTAAACCTTGGGCACCTCCTTCTAGGCTTGATGCTCCACCTCCTCCTGCGGGTTATAAGCACCGTTGGATTAGGACGCAAACAGCCGGTGCTGATGATAAGATGAACGTGACAGCTAAGTTACGAGAGGGATATGAATTGGTGAGAGCCGATGAGTATCCTGACTTTCACGTTGGTCATATCGAAGACGGGCAGTTAGCAGGAGTCATTAGTTCAGGTGGGATGGTGCTTGCACGCATCCCCGAAGAAACAGCCGAAGAACGTCGAGCATATTATTCTAGCCGGACCCAAGATCAAATATCTGCGGCTGATAACGATTTGATGAAATCGAACGCTCACTCTAGTATGAAAATTACTAGGCCAGAGAGAAACAGCCGTGTATCACTCGGTGGCCCCCGTGGGGAAACCGATTAACCTTTTGGATAAAGGACATTTATCATGGCAAATGTAGACAAAGCGTTTGGCCTGCGTCCGCTTGGCAATCTCTCCGCTTCTGGTTCACAGAAACAGTACGGCTACGAAATTGCTGACAATCAGGCCGGTGCTATCTATCAAGGTGACCTAGTCACTCTGAAAGATGGCTATATTCTCCAGTTCGACCCCGCTAGTCACACAGCGGCGGTCGGCGTGTTCAATGGTTGTAACTACATTGATCCGTCTTCTGGCAAACCCACCTGGAAGAACTACTATCCGGGTTCTGTCAACATCACTCAGGGCAAGATTGTCGCTGACGTGCTGGACGATCCGAATCAGTTGTTCATCATCCAGAATGATGGCACTTCTGCTGTTACCGATTATGGTAAGAATGCCGACATCGTTGTTGGAACTGGTAGCACAACTACTGGCCTCTCCGCCAACGAACTGGATACTTCCACCATCGCAACTACTGCGGCACTGAACCTGAAGATCGTAGGTCTTTGGGACGTTCCCAACAATGCTGTTGGCGCGAATGCTGTTGTTGTTGTTAAAATCAATGAACACCTGTACGGCAGTGCAGGCGTAGCCGGACAGTAAGGAGTATAAGACATGGCTATTTCACGCGCACAACTGGTGAAAGAACTTGAGCCGGGTCTGAACGCCTTGTTCGGCCTCGAGTATAGTTCTTATGATAATGAGCATGCTGAAATCTACGAAACCGAGTCATCTGACCGTGCATTCGAAGAAGAAGTGATGTTATCTGGCTTTGGTGAAGCCCCTGTGAAATCTGAAGGCTCTGGCGTTGCATACGACCAGGCGCAGGAAGTTTACACAGCGCGTTACACTCACGAAACTATCGCACTGGCCTTCTCTCTGACTGAAGAAGCCATTGAAGACAACCTGTACGATAGTCTTGCGAAGCGTTACACCAAGGCACTGGCACGTTCTATGGCGACGACTAAGCAGATTAAAGCCGCCGCTATTCTGAACAACGCCTTCACAACCTCATTAGGTGGCGACGGCAAGCCTCTTTGCGCCACAGATCACCCGACCTTGAGCGGTCCTGATCTGGCAAACGAACTTGCCACTGCGGCTGACCTTTCAGAGACCTCTCTTGAGCAGGCTCTGATTGACATCGCTTCGTTCACTGACGAGCGTGGCCTGAAGATTGCGGTACAGGGCACCAAACTGGTAATCCCCAAGGAACTCCAGTTCACTGCTGATCGTATCCTCAAGTCCACACTTCGCGTTGGTACTGCTGACAACGACATAAACGCTGTCCGCAACATGGGAATGGTGCCCCAGGGCTACACAGTCAATCACTACCTGACTGACCCTGATGCATTCTTCATCATGACTGACGCGCCGAATGGCATGAAGATGTTCCAGCGTGTATCCATGAAGACCGGCTTTGAAGGCGACTTCGAGACCGGCAACGTGCGGTACAAGGCCCGTGAACGCTACAGCTTCGGCTTCAGTGACCCTCGCGGTATATTCGGTTCGCCGGGTACTCCGTAAGGCACCATGTGGTACAGGAAAAGGGGCGCTTGTCGCCCCTTTTCTTTTGCTATACTATCTAGCTTATCCCTGACAGGTGCAATCCCGCGCCTGACACTTGCCACGACAGGAGATACTCATGGCTACTACTACCTTCTCGGGTCCCGTTGTCTCAAATAACGGATTTTCTGGTGATGTTACCGTCACCGATTTTGCAAAATTCACCGCAATTCTTACAGCCGCATTGCCTACCGCTTCTGCCGCTAATGCCGGCCAAGTCCGCTTGATTAGCGATAATGGCGCTGGCAATAATGAATACTGCTTGGTCATTAGCACAGGCTCTGCTTGGGTTACTGCTGTAGGCGCCGCATTAACTTAATAGGGGGTCTCCCATGAGTTTCAGCAATATTCAAGCTGTCTCCAAGGCGGCAGATGCTTCTGCTGTAGTGGGACGTTGCAGGTTAGTCGGGGTTTACTTCACTAACACGGCGACAGCGTCCTCTTTTACTCTGAAGGATGGCACCACTACTTCGGGCACTGCCAAGCTGACGATAACAACCCCGGCTGTTGCTGGGGCGCAAGACCTTATTATTCCTGATATGGGTCTGTTGTTTGAGACTGGCATTTATATTGACGTTAATGACGTCAACGTGACCAGTGTAACTTTGTTCTTTGAGGGCGGAGCGGCGGCTTGATGGCGACTGCTAAATCTAAAGGAATGGGCATCAAGACTTCGGTCAAGTCCGGTAACTTTAGGGCCACGAAGAAAGGGGCAGGCATGACGGAAAAAGGCGTAAAAGCCTACCGTCGTGCTAATCCCGGAAGTAAGCTACAGACAGCGGTTACTGAAAAGAAACCGTCTGAGGGTCGTGCAAAGCGTCGCAAATCGTTTTGCGCCAGGTCTGAAGGGCAGATGAAGCAGTTCCCAAAGGCCGCAAAAGACCCCAATAGTCGGTTGCGCCAAGCTAGAAAAAGATGGAGATGCAGATGAGTAAAGGGCTATATGCCAATATCCACGCCAAGCGTAAGCGAATTGCGGCGGGATCAGGAGAAACAATGAGGAAGCCCGGTGAAAAAGGCGCTCCTTCATCAAATGCGTTTAAGAAAGCCGCCAAAACGGCTAAAAAGCCGGGCACGCATCGCATGCCAGATGGGACAATTATGAAAAATTCGGCCCACAAAGGCCGCAAAACTACCAAACGAGGTAAATAAAATGGCTGGACGTGGAATGGGTGCCGCTACCAAAGGCGGCGGATGCGTAGGTTCTGGTAGCCGCAACAAGATGACTTCAAAGTCTTCCAGTAAGGTTGAGGTTATGATGGCTGATGGCGGTGATGTGAAGAAAAAGGGGGTAAAAGAAGCCTACCCAGGTGACAAATCCTATCCAGATTTAAAGAGAAAGGGCATGCCCAAGCAACCAAGTAAGGGTGAGATAGAGTATTTAAGGGGTGTTATAAAAGGCACTTCCAAGTCTCTCCTGGAACCCAAGCTGGCGAAAAAGGTTGATGAAATTAAAAAAACCATCGGCGCTGTCAAGCCTAAGAAAAAAATGGGCGGCGGCATGATGAAAAAATACAAAAAAGGCGGATACGCGAGTAAATAATGGCGACTTCAGGAACAACGACATTTGATCTGTCGATAGACGATCTGATAGAGGAGGCATTTGAACGGTGCGGCATACGCGCTACCGAAGGGTATCATTTGTCTTCCGCGCGTCGTTCTTTAAATCTGCTATTCCTGGACTGGGCGAACCGTGGGCTTAACCTGTGGACAATTGAGCAGGCAACGCAAGCACTGGTTGCCGGAAATGCCAGCGTGACCGTGGGAACGGACACCGTAAATGTCCTTTCTGCGGTCATCCGGCAGACAATCAATGGTCAGCAACAGGACATAAGCATAGACCGGATCAGCCGCTCTGATTACTTAAACCTGCCAGATAAGACAACCCAAGCTAGACCTGCTCAGTTTTATGTCGAAAGGAGCAATACGCCGACGGTTTACCTGTACCCAGCGGCTGACCAGAGTTATACGCTGGTGTACTACCGCATCAGGCGCATAGAGGACGCAGGCAGTTATACCAATACTTCTGACGTTAATTTCAGGTTTTTGCCCTGCCTGGCATCTGGCCTGGCGTACATGATTTCTCTTAAATATGCCCCAGAACGCACTGGCGGACTGAAACAGATTTACGAAGAAGATTTTAAACGGGCGGCAGACGAGGATAGGGATACAGCCAGCTTTTATGCAACTCCTGAGTTGGGGGCGTAATGGCAACGGCAACCGGGAAGTTCTCATATGCACTGTGTGATTACTGCGGACAACGGTATCCTTATCTAACTTTAAGGAAGAACTGGAAAGGGTTCATGGTATGTCCAGAGGACTATGAGCCAAAGGAACCGCAACTTGATCCCCTGCGTTACAAGGGGGATGCAATTGCCCTGGCTAACCCCAGGCCGGATAGGACGGAGCCGCTTTCCGTTTTTGTTAATAATGCGGGAGGAGACACTCCTTTTGAGACGGTGTCAAATTCCATGCAACCCGCCCCTGAATGCAAGGCGGTTGAGGGCGTTAGTGGGTTAGGTAATGTTACGGTGACGATAGTATGAATTATTCTGAATTGGTCACAAATATCAGAGGCTACACAGAGGTCGATAGTAATGTCTTCCCTGATAGCGTGATTAACACGTTTATTACAATGGCCGAGAACAGGATTCTTAGGGACATTGACTTGGACGTGTTTAAAAAGGAATCAACTACTAATCTGATTGCGAACTCCAGGTTTTTGCCTTCCCCCTCTGACATCCTGACTCATAGGTACATGATGATTACAGATGGAAATGGTGATCAAATTTTTCTCGACTTTAGGGACAATTCTTTTATGAAGGAATATTGGCCCGACTACACCGAGACAGGAACGCCTAAATATTATGCAGTATGGGATGAAGACACGTTTTATGTAGCGCCTACACCGGCTTCTGCTCTTGTAGTACAGCTTGGATACATTTACAGGCCGCAACAATTATCTTCTTCAAATACAACAACCTGGGTATCAAATAACGCCCCAGAGGCTCTTCTGTATGCTTGTCTCATTCAAGCGTATAGTTACACAAAGGGACCACTGGAATTGATTCAATATTTTGAAAACAGCTACAAACAGGCTATTCAAGGTCTTGGCATTGAGCAACAGGGTCGCCGCCGCCGTGATGAGTACCGTGATGGCATGGTTAGAATACCAATTAAATCTGTAACACCGGGACCGTGATATGTTGAATGGCGTTGAAGGAAAAATTAATGGTCCAGATTGGACTGATGTAAGGGTCTTCACCACTACTGAACGTGGCTGGACACCGGAAGAATTAGCTGATCGGGCGCTAGAAAAGATTTTGTCCGTCAGTGAAACTGCTGACCCAGCAATTAAAGCGCAAGCATACGCATACAGAGATCGGATTAAATATGTCCTGGTCTTTTATATGCAAGAGGCAATTCGCTCAGATAGAACGACTATTTGTGCCGAGTTATCAAAACAGGGCCATGCTGATTTGGCTCGAATTATTAGCAAAATGAGGTAATTATCATGGCAATCACACAAGCAATGTGTACGTCTTTTAAGGTCGAACTGCTTAACGGCATTCACGCCTTTGGAACCACTGTGGCCCGTGCAGGCACCACTGCTGACACAATGAAAATTGCATTGTTCACCAGTTCTGCCACTTTGGACGCTACCACTACAGCGTATAGCACGTCTAATGAGGCGTCAGGCACTGGCTACACCGCAGGTGGCAACACCCTAACAGCGGTTGCTCCTACAAGCTCTGGCACGACTGCCTACACTGATTTCGCAGATACTACATGGTCTACAGCCACAATCACGGCCCGTGGTGCGTTGATCTACAACAGCACTCAGTCTGACAAGTCAGTTGCGGTATTGGACTTCGGTTCTGATAAGACATCTACTGCCGGTGACTTCACAATTGTGTTCCCGACTGCGGATGCGTCTAACGCGATTATCAGGATTGCCTAGTAAATGGCTGGGGTTATCGTCCCCGTAACCGGATGGGGTTACGGCACATGGGGGTCTGATGGGTGGAGTGATAGCCCAGCAACTCCCGTGGCTACTGGACAGGTAGGTACGGTAACAACCCAGACCGTTAATAACTTCAGTGTTACTGGAGTACAGGGCACTACAGCACTGGGCAGTTCAGCCCAGACAGCCGATGCCAACGTCAATGTAACTGGGGTTTCAGCAACAGGTATTGCCAACTACGCTGTCTGGAACGTAACAGTCTACTTTGACGGCTGGGGTCGAGGCGGTTGGGGCACAGGCGTTTGGGGCGAAGCAAGTACGATAGATGCCCTTGTAACTAGCCTGGGAACCGCAAGCCTATCGCTAGGCGGCACGACCTTTGTTACTGGCGTACAGGGCACCACAACGCTCGGAAACGTCGTTGCAAACGCTGATGGCAACATTGATGTTCTAGGTCAGGCGGCTACAGCAAGTCTTGGAACCGTTACAGTAGATGCCGCCGCTATAGTGGCAGTGACAGGGGTTGCAGGGACTACCGCACTAGGCGATGCAGGGGTTCAGGGAGGTCATACTGAGTTCGCAACAGGCGTACAGGGTACTTCAGCCGTAGGAACGGTTAGTATTACTGCTGATGCCAATGTTGCTGAAACGGGGCTATCTGCGACAACAACGCTAGGCACTGCAACCGCTTACCTCCAGTTGAGGGTAAATGTAACCGGAGTCTCAGCAACTGGAGTCTTAGGTAATGAGAGCGCCACAGGTAAGGCACGGGTTTACCCAATTGGGGTGCAGGCAACAGGAACGGTGGGCGATGTATTGGTATGGGGCATGATTGTGCCCAATGAAACTGTAACATGGGTGGAGATAGCCGCATGAAAACATTAAGACAGGCAACGCAGGTGGGTGCCGCAATAGACCCAAAGCATGAAATTGAAGTAGTTTGCGCTAACTGCGGTTTTGACTTGGATGAGTCTGAATTAGCGGCTGATACTTGTTCCGACTGCGGCGAAGCCTTAAACTTACGCACAAATATGCGAATTTATGCTACTAGCGTGCCCGAAGCTAGTGGCTCTACTTTGGAATAGGGGTAAACACCAATGGCAACTTATGTAAATAACCTTAGATTGAAAGAAATCGCCACGGGTGACGAGTCCGGCACTTGGGGCACAAGCACAAATACCAACCTCCAGTTGATTGCGGATTCCTTGGGATACGCTACCCAGGACTGCTTTGCTAGTGACGCAAATGCCACTACTACTGTGGCAGACGGCACCACTGATCCAGCCCGTGCCTTGTATTTTAAAGTGACCTCAAGCGCCACTTTGACGGCTACCAGGACCCTAACAATAGGCCCTGACACTATTTCCAGGGTAATGATCATTGAAAATGCTACAACAGGGTCTCAGAGCATTGATATCAGCCAAGGAAGCGGCGGGAATGTTACTATTCCAACAGGGCAGACCAGGGCGGTTTACTTGGACGGAGCCGGAGCAGGCGCGGCGGTTGTAAATACCGGCCTTGTTCTAGCTGATGGAACTCAGACGCTTACTAATAAAACGATATCTGCTGACAGCAATACTCTTTCTGGAATTGCGGCAAGCAGTTTTGTTCTTTCCGATGGATCAGGGAATATCGACGGTTCAGCCGCACAGAAAGCTATTCCAAGCGGCACTGTTGTAGGCACTTCAGATACCCAAACGCTTACTAATAAGACGCTAACAAGTGCAATCGTTGACACTGATCTCAGGGACACTAATAGCAATGAACTAATCAAAGTTACTGCTACAGCATCAGCGGTAAATGAGATTACGGTAGCTAATGCCGCAACAGGCTCTGGGCCAACTATATCAGCAAGTGGTAGTGATACAAATGTAGATATTAATTTAACTCCCAAGGGATCGGGCGAGGTGGACGTTACCGCCAGCTTCTTGACTGGTGTCTATTCTGATAAGGTCGTTGCTCTAGGAAATACAGGCACTGCATCAACTATTGATACAAGCACTGGCTCTGTTTTTACAGCTACGCTGACAGATAACTGTACGTTCACTATTAGTAATAGCAATCAAAACAGTAATAGATCAACGGCGTTTACCCTAATCCTGACAAATGATGCTACACCAAGCAGAACGGTTGCATTTGCAGGAGGCACGGTAGAGTATCCGCAAGGAGTGGTAGCCAGAACTACGGATGCCAACGCAACTGATATCTGGTTCTTTTTAAGCCCAGACAATGGAACGACATGGTATGTGTCAATCCCAATGAAGAACTTGTCATAATTGATATTTTAGGAGATCACGAAAATGGCACTTACAGAGCAAGAACAGGCAATGGTTGATGCATCAGTAGCAAACGCAACAACTATGCAAAACGCACAAATACAAGCAACAAAAGACACCGAAATGATGCGTTGCAAAACAGATTGTTTGCGCATGGCTCAGTCTATTATTTTTGAGAATAGAAGACTTGCTGATGCAAATAGCCCTGCTATAACAGCGGCGGACGTCACCACACTGGCGGCTACGCTGAATACATGGATAAACTCATAACGTATGCAGACATTTCATTATTTTCCTTCTGCAATACATCGAGAAGAAGAACCGGAATGGCTAAATACATTTAAAATTGAAGAACTCTGGGACAAAAACCATGTTCCAGAGAATCTTCTCCTGCAAAGTGAGAATCTGGCATACAATTCAAATTTTTTTAATTTTAAAAAACATTTAGAATCAATTGCTGTTGATATTTTGGGCGATGGTGGCTATCAAGTAGACAAATACGAAATTAAATCAACTACTATATGGGGGCAAAAAATTACTGCTCCTGCGCACCATCACATCCATGTTCATGGGAATAGTATATTTAGCGGTTTTTATATTTTAGAAACCACTGAAAATTGTCCATATCCTATTTTTGGTGACCCAAGACCAGGAAAACAAATGGGAGACATACCAGCGTTACCTTCTGAAATGATTAATGATTCTACTTTACATATTCATTTTAATAATATAATTCCAGGTTCTTTGTTTATCTTTAATTCCTGGTTGCCTCATCAGTTTACAGGAGGCCAACCGCAGTCAGAGGTAAAATTTTTACATTTTATAATAACTGCAAATGAAAAATAATTTATGCTCCGAATGAAAGATGAAGGCCATTATGCGCTATCCGTAAAACAGCAAGAAGACGCAACACGCTTTTACATAGAAAGAGATATCTTTAACCAAGAAGAATTACATTATTTAGCTAATGTTGCCAAGCAGGCACATTCAGATGCAATTGTTGGCGGCAAGAAAGGAGAAGGCAGGTTAGAAAAAACAATAAGAATAAGTAAAGTACATTTTTTAAAAAGTGAAAAAACAAGTGAATGGGTATTTAAGCGTATTGCAAAATATGTAGAAAATATTAATGAAGAGTTTTTTAAATATGAACTTTCGCATATTGCGCCAATACAATTAGCTAACTACAAAGGAAATGAAAAAGGAAACTACAATTGGCACATGGACTGTGGATCAGGACCAATTAGAAAACTTAGTGTTGCCTTACAGCTAAATGATCCAAACGAATATGAGGGTGGAGAATTTCTTTTTATGCGAGGCTCAAAAGAAGAAAAAATACCAAAAGAAAAAGGGCTGGCTGTGTTTTTCCCTTCGTTCTTGGTACATAAAGTTACTCCAGTAACATCTGGGGAAAGGCAATCTTTAGTTTGTTGGGTCAACGGTAGTAGGCCATTTTCATGAAATTAATAAATTACAAAGGAGACATAGGGATTATAGAAAATGTTTTCCCCCCTTATGTATGTCCGCAGTTAGTTAAAGCGATAGATTTTCTTCAAGCAGAAAATACAATGGTTGATAGACAAGTCAATGACAATTGTCCACGAAATATTAAAGATGACCTATCTGTATGTATGCACTATTCCGAATTAGATTCTAGGCTATTTCATTTGTATAACAACCAAGGCACTCAAGAACATTGGCAACCTCACATTGAAGATGGGTTGAGAAATTCTTTTTGCTTATATTCGGATAAAGTAGCTTACGGTGACATTAAAAGCCTAAATTTAAGACTTTCCGCAATCAAGCTACAAAAAACCATGCCGGGCGGCGGTTATCATGTTTGGCATTCAGAAAAAGGCCCAAACGAACCTAGCAGATATGTAGTGTTCCTAGCATATTTAAATACTCTTGCCGCTGAAAATTGTGGAGAAACTGAATTTATAAGACAAGAATTCAGGGTAACCCCTAAAGAAAATACCATAATTTTTTGGCCTGCAACGTATACTCATCCTCATCGAGGAAATCCAGTCTATGGGAACGTCGCCAAATATGTACTAACGGGCTGGCTTTATATATGATATGTTCTATATTTAACCTCTAGGGGACACAAAAATGCCTATAGGAACTTCTCGAATTGGTGTTATGGGAGGCGAAACTCCCGGCGGATGTGAAGTCTTTACTTCACCGGGCACTTTTGTCGCTCCTTCTGGCCTCCAAAAAATTAACGCCACAGGCGTTGGTGGAGCAGGAGACACGGGTAGCAGTGGTAATAGCGGTGGCGGCGGTGGCGGCGGTGGCGGCGGCGGTGGCGGCACTCCTCAGTGGGGATGTCCCACTTATGGCTACCTTCAGTGGGGTTATAGTGGCTCCGGCGCAAGCGGTCTAGCAGGTGTGGGTCCTGGGGCTGGAAACGGTGGCGGTGGCGGCGCTGGCATGAACGGATATAGTTACACCTATAATAATTATGGTGGCGGTGGCGGTACGGGCCAAGCAGGAAGTGCTGGGAATACAGGAAGCACGGGAAGCACGGGAACAGCCACGACTATTGCTTGCTTGCCTACTCCATTAAGTTTTCCAGGGGGGCCAGGAGGTGTAGGAGGCTCCGGTGGATCAGCAGGAAATGGCGGTAGCGGCGGTGGCGGCGGAAGAAGTGCTTGGCAAGACCAGCCATCAGGAGGTTTGATTCCGGGTGCGGGTGGCGGCGCTGGGGCCAGTGGAAATCCTTCAACTGGAAATAACCCAGCAAATGCTGGAACTCGCACCGCCGGTGGAACCGGAGGACAAACACCATATACTAACCCTGGACAAGGTGGAAGAGGTGGAAATGGCGGCTCCGGTGGGACGGGCTACAACCCAGTAAATGGTACCTACACTGCACCTGGAGGGCAGTCTGGCGGCGGCGGCGGCGGTGGCGCGGGGGGTAACGGAACTGCTGGAAATCCGGGCAGTGCTGGTAGCGCAGGTACGCCAACTAGCTATTGTTGTCAACCGTTAGGAGGGGCTGGCAGTTATCCAGTGACAGTGCCTCCCGGTGGGAGTGTAACTATTTCATGGTGTCCGTTCTGATATGAAAGAAAAAGATAAACTAAAGCAAGAAAGACCCCCAGAACTTTTAGAGTTAGAAAAAAAATTTGGGTTTAATGCTATAAAGTCCAATCTTACTAGAAGCCGAAGTTTGGTTATAGGCACTACATTTAATGGATGTTATGAGGTGGGTATGAGAACAGATGACGGTACTTACCACTATGTAATAGTTATGCCACATGATATTGAATTCGTACAAAAAATGTTTTCGCTTTTCCCAAATACACAATGCCCAGAAAACTCTGGCAATTAATTGATAAAACTACCAATACCCCACTAAACGATCCGGTGCTATTGCCGGATCAATGGGGGCCAATTTTTGGTATGCACGGTGTTAAAGATAGATTATCCGACTTGTCTTGGGTAAACCTTCCTAATTTGGCATGGATTGAAACCGACATTGAAGTGCCTGACCCCCCGCCCCCTCTTACCGAAAAAGACCATCTGGACAGACGAATAAAAGATTACCTACTTAAAAGTGATTGGGCCATGTTATCCGACGTGCCTATGACTATTGCAGAAAAGCAAGAATGGATTAAGTACCGCAAAGAATTGCGTGACGTAAAAAAACAGCCGGGGTATCCCAGTAAAGTCACTTGGCCTATTGCCCCAAATGAAAAATAAATAATGAATAAATACCATATCCGCTTTAACAAAAGCAGGGGGGAACCCAATAGAGGTACCATAGATCATGTTTGGCGTGTATTTGAAAACAATCAGAAAGAGTATTTAGCTAGACACGTTTCAATAAATGTCCCGTCATGGTCAGAACAAACTGGGCCGGATTGGAACATAGCTTGTATTGGATTTCTTACCTTTTATGCTGGTACAGATACAGTCGTCATACACAACAATCATATTATAAAGTAAAAGTTTATGGACATTAGTCTAATCGAAGACAAAGATTTCAAAGTTATTAAAGTAGATAATACTTACACAAAAGAAGAGTTATCAGATATTAATTTAGAATTAAATTTTTTATGTCTTACAAATAAATTTTTAGATGCCTCAGAGACAAACAGCTTCCGTGAGGCCAAAACAGGCAAGGGAATATTTTTAGATACTTTATATGTTGATAGAAATACGTCTTGCATTCTTAGATACAACAGGAAATTATTTAATATAGATGTAAGAACCATGCCGTTATGTTTTCGTAATTTAAACAATTTAAATTATGACAGTACGTTATTAAATTATTATGAAAATAAACAAGGATATAAAAGCCACGTTGATCTTGCTTCTCTTACGTTTTTAACTTTTCTATTTCAACAACCAAAAAAATTTGTAGGTGGAGATTTATATTTTGAGGATTTTGATAAATGCTTAGAATGTAGTTTTAACACAACGTATATTTTTCAAAGCTGGATGAAACATCAAGCAAAAGAAATATCCCTAGAAGAAAAGCATCAAGGAAAAGGACTAGGAAGATACTCAATAGCTTGCTTTGGGGGATTTAAATAGCATGATTAATATTTTTAAAAATAAGTCTGTAGTTGTAAAAGCCTATACACTATACAACAACGGCATTCATAAATTTTATGCCCCGTCAAAGCCAAAAATACCTGATTGGGTAAATAAATTACCTGCTCCATCTTCAATTGATATAGCTAGAGAACTTGCAGACAAAAAACAATCTATTAAAAATATAAGGCATTGCCCTGGCAGAATTGACTTGTATAAAAAAGGTATTATGGTTCCAATGTGGTCTGATTTATATCTAAGAGTTGGGCCAAGAAATGAAGATTACTGGAAGTACCAATATGCAGATGCACAAAGTTCAATTAAATGTCATCCATATAATCAGTATTCATCTATGGTTTCAGATAAAGAATATCTTCAAATAAAGTTAGTCACTCCCTGGACGTTTAGCACAGATAGATCGTTAGAATTCTTAGCATTAAAACCAGCATGGGAAGTTGTTGCGCTACAGGGACTAGAAATTTTACCAGGTGTACTAAATTTTTATAAAGTAACCCAAGTAATGGTTAATTTGTTTATAAAAAAACAAGAAGAAGAACAAGAGTTTCTTATTAAGGCAGGAACTCCTATTTGTCATTTTGTGCCATTAGAAGACGTCAAGTTAAAAATAGATGTAAGTTCAGTGTCTCCAAATGATCCTATGATGCTAGATCGTATTAGACATGCCAATCATTGTTTCACAGGCTCATATCATAAACAAAAATAAGTTTAAATATAATGAGTAAAAAAATTGTCGTACTAGGCGGAGGAACAGCGGGATGGATAACCGCTTTAATGGTAAACGCCAGTTTCCCTAATACAAAAATAACAGTCATAGCTAGTGAAGAGATTGGTATTTTAGGGGCAGGGGAGGGCACAGTATTTAATATATTAAATTTTTTTGATCGTGTTGGAATAAATATTTTAGATGTATTTAAGGAGTGTAAGGCTACTGTAAAGTATGGAATCTTGTTTAAAAACTGGGCAGGTGAGGGTACTGCTTACTTTCATGCTTTTAATTATGATCAGAGCCACAAGGCTGAACAAATGTGCTTAAACAAAAAAGTTCCGTATGGCCCCCCTCCTCCAGATCAGTTTTCTTTTAGACCAAGTTACGCAGTCCATTTTGATGCTAGACTTTTTGCTGTTTTCCTAAAAAAAATTGCCTTAAGTAGGGGAATTGAGCATATTGATAAAAAAGTTGTAGGGGTAGAAAACGGAAGTAATGGCGAAGTTAAAAGATTACATTTTGATGATAAAAAAACTATTGAACTAGATTTTATTTTTGATTGTTCAGGGTTTAGAAGAGAAATACTAGGAAAACATTATAAGGTTAAATGGAAATCATTTTCAGACGTGTTAGGAGTGAACGCCGCAATTCCATTTTTTAAACAAATAGATGCTAATGAGAGTTTTATTTCAGGAACAGAAGCCATAGCCATGAAGAGTGGATGGGTGTGGAAAATTCCAGTGGTAGACAGGTACGGTATGGGATATGTATATGATGATAACTATGCCACTAAAGAAGACATCATCTACGAAATACAGGAATCTTTTGGTGTAGACCTGCCACTAGACAGCAGAGAGTTTAAATTTGATCCAGGCGCGCATGAAAAAATATTAGTTAAAAATTGTTTTGGATGTGGTTTAGCACATCATTTTGTAGAACCACTAGAAGCCACAAGTATTTGGAAGACCATATCTTACTTAAGTTTATTCATAGATATGCTAAAAGGAAACATTGAGAACTATAGAGCAGGAAGAATAGTTAGTTGGATAAATAAATACGTCAAGGAAGATCAAGAAGAATTAAAAAATTTTATCCACGCCCATTATTTAACAACCAGAGAAGATACACCGTTTTGGAAAGATTATGGGATAAAACACCCAGAAGGTTCTCAAATAAAAAAAATACGAAAAATATTAAAAAATTTTTCAATAAATCAAATGCCCCAATCCCAGTATGAAGTTTGCCTGGATAGGTTGTCCCATGCTGGAGGATGGACGTTAAATAGTTGGGAGGTAATTTTTAAAGGCTCTGTGGGATCAAAAAAACTATACTCTGGGGTGCCTGATCCGTCGTTACCTTTTTACTTTACCAACAAAGATTTCATGCACTATATACAAGGATACAAAAGCAACTAGAAAAAAAGCCAAAAATCCATTACTCTTCTGCTTATTTTATAGCCAAATGTGAGGCTTTATGGGCCATGATCGCAGAAACAGTAGCTATTCTGGGCGCGGCAAATTCAGCCTTCAACGCCATAAAAGCTGGCGTTCAGCAGGGGAAAGAACTGCATGAAATGATGGGTAGCCTGACCAAGTTTTTTGACTGCCAGGAAACCCTTCACGAAGCCAGGATTAAGAACCAAGAAACGTCGGCTACCGTTAAGTTTATAGCCGGAAAAAGCGTTGAAGAGGAGGCTATGGAACTGGCCCTCCAAAAACGCGAAATGGACGCAAAATATAAGGCTTTGCGGGAACTGTTCATTTACAGCGGAAACGGCGATACACTTAGGGAATTTGAACGGCAACGGCGGATAATTAAACAACGGCGGTTTGAACTTGCCAGAGCCGCCGCTAAACGTAAAAGCGATATGATTGATTTTGTTATAATTCTTATCGGTATTGGGATTGCTACGGGTGCCCTTGTGCTGATGGCTTCTTTTGTGAGTGCGGCAAATGCCGCCCAAAACTTTTATTTATAGGTAGTATGATGGCGACTGCAAAGAAAAAAGCGGCCCCTAAAGCCGTAAAAACCCCAAAAAGAACGGTACAACAAGACGTTACAGAAGCCATCAATAAAATAAATGTCCACGAAATTGAGTGCGCCCTGCGGTACAAGTCGATTGAAGAGCGACTAGCCGCCGGTAGTGAAAAGTTTGATAAGCTGGAAAGACTCGTCTGGGGGATTTACCCCTTTATTTTGTTACTTTTTGTCGTCGAAAAATTCGGCGGGTAGGGTAAAAATATGATCATCTTCAAGAAGATAGGTGCGCCTTGCTGGAAGTTAGTGCAGAATTGCACCCATGAACAACTGGGCATGATCGTCAGCGGCATTGCCATTGGCATCATCATATTGGCTATCGCATGAAATTCGACAAGCTGAAAGGACTGATCGGGGGTATTGCGCCTACCATCGGTGCGGCTATGGGTGGCCCTCTGGGCGGCATGGCGGGTCAGGTATTGGCCGGGGTACTGGGTTGCGAACCGACCCCACAGGCCATCGAGACAGCGTTTGAGACAGTCACCCCGGAACAGCTTGCGGAGATCAAAAAGGCCGAACTGAAGTTTGAGGCCAAGATGAAGGAACTGGACGTTGACCTGTTTGCGCTGGAAACCCAGGACAAGCAGGACGCCCGTAAGCATTTTGCAAAAGACTGGTTTCCAAAAGCCTTTGCAACATTAGCCATATTTTTTTCTTTTGGTTATATATTTTTAGTTACTTTGCAACCGCCGGATGCCAATTCAGACACAATCACGTCATTGGTCCTCGGTAATATTTTCGGAATTTTGGGGGCCTTGGTGTCTTTTTACTACGGGGCATCTAATAAAACCGAATAAGCAATTTCACCGAAAGTTAGAAAGCGAAGAAAGAGGAATAGATGGCAATAAAAATATACTATGCGTATAAAGCTACAGTCTGGGGCAAAGAGCCGGTAAGTATATTAAAAAAACACTGGAAAGATAGAAATAGAGAAGAGTGGAAAAACGATTTTAGAGCATGCCCCTCAGTAAAAAACTTTTATTATAATGTGTACGGCATTCCAGCTTTACGAGACTACCATTTAAATATTAGTAGCACAGAGACACGCTCTAAACTTCTAAATCAAGAATATTATGATAGAGAAGTTGTGGTAACAAGTCAGGACAAGCGATCTATTCAATATGGCACAATATTTTTATTCACTGAGCAAAAAAGTTTGTTGGTTACTGCTTCTTATCCGCCTTTTTTAGAAAAAACAATTCAACACGCGAATTACATTACAGGCCAAATAGACATAGGAAAGTACCCAAGAGGATTGCAGGCGTCTATTGAATTCTTGCACGATACTGATTGGAATATACAAAAAGACGATTTACTTTGGTATATAAAGTTTCATACAAAAGAAAAAATTAAGTTTATTCCTTTTATGCTCACTGAAAAAATTATAACTCTTTTTAGACATGCCCCAGGACTTAAGTATATTACAGAGAGAGAAAAGCCATTTACATCTTTAATTCCTTTTTACAATTCTATAAAGAACGCTGGGATTAAAAAAATGTTAGCTAAAGAAATAAAGCAAAATTTATCTGGAGACTATGCCTGACAATGGCTAAACAAGTTAATAACTTTGATCTTCTCCAAGAAGGCAAGGGCATTAAAGGCACGTCCATCGGTCGTGGCGCATTCAAAAGAAGCACCATGAGCAAAGACCAGAAGCGTAACCACAAGCGTTACAGGGGACAGGGCTGATGGCTGACCGCTTGATTGAGATGTTGCGCAGGCACGAAGGGGTCCGCAATTTTGTTTATCTTGATTCAGAGGGCCTCGAAACCATTGGCGTTGGGAGATGTATTGCGGAGGGGTCACTGGGTCTAAGCGATGATGAAGTAGACTACCTCCTGGCTAATGACCTGAAGCGTTGCATTGAGGAGTTGACTAGGACGTTTGACTGGTACAGCAAGCTGGACCCGGTGCGTCAGGACGTGATGATCTCGCTCTGCTTTAATCTGGGCCTCACTCGCCTGCTAAAGTTTGAAAAGGCGCTGGCAGGCATGGAAACCGGCGATTGGGAGACCGCACGAGCCGAGTTTATGGACTCCCGCTGGAGTACCCAAGTTGGCCGACGTGCTGTAGAATTGACTGATATGCTGGTTACGGGCAAATATCAAGGTGCGTAGATATGTCCTTTTTTCGACTGGCCCTCAAACCGGGCATCGACAAACAGAACACGGAGTACGGCGCTGAAGGCGGCTGGACGGATGGCGACAACGTCCGTTTTCGCTATGGCTTGCCTGAAAAAATAGGCGGCTGGCAGGAATTCAACGGTCAATATTTGGTTGGTTTCGCCTCTGATATCTTCACCTGGACGGCGCTAGATGGCACCCCCTACATGGCGGTTGGTACTAGCCGCAAGTTATACGTTGAAACTGGCGGTGGCTTTGCTGACGTCACTCCAATCAGAGTAACAACAGCCGTAGGAGATGTGACTTTCTCCGCTTCTTCTGGCTCTCCGACAATCACGGTTTCAGACACTGCTCACGGTGCTATCGAGGGTGACTTTGTCACGTTTTCTGGCGCTGTTTCACTGGGGGGTCAGATTACTGCGGCCATCCTGAATAGCGAATACGAGATCACCTCGATCACTGATGCAAACACTTACACTATCACCGCTCCAGTTAATGCCGATGCTTCTGACACCGGCAACGGCGGAGGTTCAGTAGTTGGCGCGTATCAGATCAATATTGGTTCTGATATTAGTTATTTTGACTTTGGCTGGGGCGTTGGTGCTTGGGGAGCCGGGACGTGGGGAACTCCGAGAACAAGCGGAACTGGCATTAGCCTGTCTGCCCGTATTTGGCAATTTGATACGTTTGGCGAAGACTTAATCTGTCAATATACCGGCGGAGGCACCTATTATTGGGATTTAAGTGCTGGCACAACAACTCGCGCAACCATCATTGCAGGTGCCCCCACGACAAGCAACTATGCCATAGTATCTACCCCAGACAGGCACTTAGTCCTGCTGGGAACAGAAACCACAATAGGTGATGCCGCTACGCAAGACCCCATGTTTGTGCGTTTTTCAAATCAAGAAAATGTAAACATCTGGGCAGAAACTGCTACCAACACCGCAGGTGGACAACGACTTAGCGATGGCAATTTAATCATCAGTGCAATTAGATCGCGTGGTCAGATTCTTATCCTGACCGACAGTTCCCTGCACGGCATGCAGTATATCGGACCTCCGTATACTTTTGGCTTTAACCAGCTTGGCGCTAACTGCGGATGCACCGGCCCACACGCCGCGATTGATGTGAATGGGGTGGCGTTCTGGATGGGCAAAGAGGCGTTTTATGTCTTTGATGGCACCGTGAAGAAACTGCCATCCACTGTCCAGGATTATGTCTTTGAGGACATTAATCTGGTGCAGTCCTACAAGATTGCCGCCTCCCTGAATAGTCAGTTCAATGAAATAACATGGTTTTATTGCAGTGCCAGTAGTGACTATGTGAACCGCTGTGTTACCTACAACTATCTAGAGAACGTCTGGTCAACCGGGACGCTTTCTCGCACGGCGTGGCAAGATGTGGGCGCTTATGACTATCCGATGGCTACCGAATATCTAGTCAATAGCACCGCCAGCACCATCAGCACGATATATGGGCTGACCGCAGGCAGGACGATGGTTTATGAGCAAGAGAAAGGGAAGAACGCCAACGGAAGCGCCATGACTTCGTTCATCACCTCTGGTTATTTTGACATCGGCGATGGCGATCAGATGATGTATATGAAGCGTTTTATACCTGACTTCAAGGACCAGAACGGCGACCTGACTGTGAACCTCTATCTGCGTGCTTATCCCCAGGCTACTGCCACATCAAGTTCGCTTGATCCATACGTCATTACGCCTGGCACTCAGAAGGTGGATACCAGGGCGCGTGGTCGGCAGATTCAGTTAAAAATCACTAGCGATGAAGTGGACACGTCATGGCGCTATGGCACAATGCGCGTCGACATTCAACCTGATGGCCTCCGATGAGCAAAATCCAGAATGTCCGATTACCTAACGCGGCGGCAGGCGACTATAGTCCAGAGCAATTTAACCAACTGGTGCGGTCTCTTGAGCAGATTATTTTTCAGCTTAACTCGACCTACACGCCGGTCTCAAGTGAGAACACACTATCTGCCGTATCATGGTTCGAGTCCCGTGGCGGCGAGGATGAGTCAGTGGCAACATCAATAACTTTTCCATCCAATTCGCTCGACGCCTTTGGCAGGCTTGTTACCGTCCAGCCGTATACGCTTTTTGACAGTCAGAATCGGTATGCAATCGACAGCCAGTTTGACACTGCTCTCACCGGAAGTGGCACTACAACTTACCTTTCTAATGAATCATCTGTTTCGCTGGATGTAACTACCACAAGCGGTGATCAGGTCGTCAGGCAGACAAAAAGGGTTATGCCCTATCAGCCTGGGAAAGGGCTTGCTGTAATGGCAACCTTTGTCATGGGCACAGCAAAAACTAATCTGCGCCAAAGGGTGGGCTATTTTAGCGAAGAGAATGGCGTATTTCTGCAACAAAACGACAGCACGGTTTCATTCGTTTTGCGATCTAATTCAACGCCGACCCCTGGAACGCCGAGCGATGCCAGAACGGTGGATCAAGCAAATTGGAATGGCGACAAGATGGACGGCACCGGGCCAAGCGGCAGGACGCTCGACCTCACAAAAAATCAAATTCTTTATATGGACTTTGAGTGGCTTGGGACGGGCGATGTTCGTTGTGGATTCTTTGTGGACGGTCAACTGGTCATCTGCCATACGTTCCACAACGATAATGAGTACACTTCGGTTTACATGCAAACCGCTATTTTGCCGGTGAGGTACGAGATCACCAACACCGGGGCGACATCCGGCTCGACCAGCATGAAGCAGGTCTGCTCTTCTGTGCTTTCGATGGGCGGTTACGAAGAAACTGCTTTAAAAACCGTCGCACGAAGAAGTTCCGCCCTTGCCTCAATCAGCACAACCTTTTTGCCGTTGATCTCGATTCGGCTGGCTTCGGGCTATACCGAAAGTGTAGTGCTGGTTGATAGACCCATTGTTTTTCCGGTGACGTCACAGGACTACGAGGTCATCTTGTTGAAAAATCCAACACTAACCGGGGCGTCGTGGGGAGCGATTCCAAACAGTTCTGCGGTTGAGTTTGACGAGTCTGCCACCTCCTATACCGGGGGCACAATCGTTACGCAGGCATACTTGTCTTCGACTGTTCAGGCTGGAGGCATCACCGACGAACGCACTGACTATAATTGGGATTTGCAGTTGGGAACCACAATCGGCGGCACAAGCGACATCTACACCATTGCGGTGCGCACACTTTCCTCTACTCCCACGGGATCGTCTTGGGCGTCACTGTCCTTTTTTAATTTGACAGGCTAAAGCAATGGCAAATCGATATTTACATCAGGTCAGCATTCCAAGCGCGGCGACAGAGACCACGCTTTACACCGTGCCTACCGCAACCACTGCGGTCGTCCGGTCCCTGCGCGTGACGAATGCGTCCTCAAGCGCAAGCCTGCTGACCGTCACCCAATACGACAGCGGGGATGTCACGGCGCACTATGCCTTGCGAAACAAAAGTCTAGCGGTAAGCACGTCCATGGACGTGTTCAACGGGGTGCCCTTTGTGATGGAGGAAGGGGACGTGCTGAAAGTCACGTCTTCCGAGGGTTCCGTGACTTTTTACTTGTCTTACCTGGAAGTGGACAGAACGTAACAAAAATCGCATAATGCTCGTAATTTCGCGTCCTCTGGCGCGCCGACCCATGTGGTCCAGCAAAAAATCACACTTTTGATAGGTGCAAAATGGCTGAAATGGCGATGCCGGGGATGATGATGCCCTCCCCGCAAAATGAAATGACCCCCGAGAACCTAGCGGCTTTTGAACAGCTTCGCCAAGACGTTTCTCCGACCGAATTCAACGAAGAATTGTTGAGTGCGGCCTCTGAAGCCGATCCTGTCGCTGTTGCTGAATTCAAAGCCGAACTGCGGGGCCTGAACCTGCCTCCCGAAGTCCTGGACGTCCTGAACCAAATGGTGGACGAAATCCTGGCGAACCCCGCCGATTACGCCATGATCCGCGCCAAGTACATGGCGCAGGACATCCCAGAAGACCTTCTGCCGCCGACCTTCGACCCGGAATTCTTCGGTGCCCTGAACCTGGCTATCGATGAGATTCGAGCCACTTCCGGCATGCAGACCCCTCCGATGGGCTTTGCCAACGGCGGTTTGGCCTCCCTCAACCCCATTGCCGCTGGCATGGCGCGTGCCGGACGCTACGGCGATACCATGCTGGCCCATATCAGTCCCCGAGAAGCCGCTATGCTTCGCCAGATGGGCGGTAGCGGCACGATCAACCCCCAGACAGGGCTTCCCGAGTTCTTCCTCAAAAAGTTATTTAAGGGCGTTGGAAAGGTCTTCAAAAAGATCGGAAAGGCAGTCAAAAAATTTGCCAGTTCGACCGTAGGACGGATTGTCACCAGCATCGCGCTGGGCTTCTTTTTGGGTCCAGCCGCCGCCAGCTTGCTCGGTGTCACGTCGTCTGTCGGCGTAGCGGCTGTTTCGGGCTTTGTCGGTGGCGCAGGCTCCACGCTTCTTGCAGGCGGAAACTTGAAAGATGCCCTGAAAATGGGTGCCATAGGTGGCCTGACAGCGGGTGCCATAGGCGGTGTTACTCAAGGCGCCGCAGGCTTTGAAGCGGGTAGCTACCAGGGTGCCACCACGATTGGCGGTCAAGTTGATAAGTTCAAAGAATTCGTTGGCTTAGGTGGCCCCGGTGCGCCTGCTTCTCCCGGCATCCCAGCTAACGTCAACACTGCGCAGGGAATAACCAGCACCCCCTTACCTGATGTCTCTGAATTGGCAGGCGCAGGCACTCCGGCCTCTCCCGGTATTCCAGCCAACGTCAACACTGCGCAGGGGATAACCAGTGCGCCACTACCGGCGGGGCAACCAGCGCAAATGGCCGGAACCGGGTCTGCGCAAGGTTTTGGAGGCGATCCTTTTAGCGCCCCTTATCCGCAAACAGGCCCAACAGCACCCGCACAATCGGTTGCCCAGGCCCGTGCGCCAGCATCAACAGCGCAGGCTGTTCGTGACGTTGCACAAAGAACAAGCTCACCAATGACCTTGTACCCTTCAGATTTGAGGGAATTGGCAGGCGCAAACATTAGTGCCCCAGCTAGTGCTAATATCGTGCAACCCCCACCAAGCATCCTTGATAGGGTCACGTCTGCGCCAAAAGCCATCTGGGACAAGATATCTCCCAAAGCAATCGCCGAGCGAGGTTCAGTGGCCGCAAAAGAGGCGGCAAACACGGCCTATGCAGAAACCTTGGCCTCTACTGGTGACAAAGTTTTAGCCCAGGAAGCGTACAAAGCGGCTCTTGCCAAAACTCCCGGTTTATTGGCTCAATATGGCCCACTTGCCGCCACAGGGGTCGGGATCATGGGCTTGACCGGCGGCTTTGAGCAGGAAGAGCCTGAAGGCGTGCTTGGGCTGGCCAATATGCCAACAGGTGCGGAACTTCTCGCCGCGAATCCCGAGAAATACGGCATTCAGCTAGGGCCGATGTACACTACAACCAGTGGATATGGAGGCTACGGTTCAATGCCTCTGGCACAACCGCGTCGAGCGGCGCACGGTGGCCCAATGACCAGGAAGGAATTTCCACGCAAGAACGGACACATTGCAGGTCCCGGCACTGGAACCTCTGACGATATCCCGGCAATGCTGAGTGACGGCGAGTTTGTCTTCACTGCCAAGGCAGTAAAGGGCATGGGCGATGGATCACGCAGGAAGGGCGCAAAACGTATGTATGCGTTGATGAAAAGACTTGAGGGGCAGATGGCGTAATGGTTGACACAACTATCCAAGAACAAATCGTCCGCGAAGCACCGGACATTGAGGCTTACAAGCTAGGCCTGCTGGAAAGCGCACGACAACTGGCGCAACAGCCCATGATGCTTCCTGCAACGGAAGCCGCTGGCCTTTCACCCACTGAAATCCAAGCGATTGACTTTGCCAAGCAGGGCATAGGCGCGTTTGAACCTTACATTCAAGCCGGTGCGCAGGGTCTCACAAGAGGCATGGGACTATCTGAAGCTGGTGCTGGCTTAATTGGTGGAATTGAAACAGCGCCGATGTACCAGCGCGCACAGGACTACGTCGGCAGTGCCGCGATGGGCTATGACCCGACAATGGCCCAGCAGTTCATGAACCCCTATCAAGAGCAGGTGACTCAGCGTGCACTCGGTGAGATGCGCAGACAGGCCGATATTGCACGTCAAGGTCAGGCCGCGCAGGCGGTCGGTGCAGGTGCCTTTGGTGGCACCCGTGAAGGCGTTCAGAGAGCCGAGTTCGAGCGTGGAATTCAAGACCTAATGATGAACAAGATTATGCAGGACTACGCGCAGAACTTCGCCCAGGCACAGCAGGCCGCACAGCAGTCCTTTGAGGCGCAACAGGGGCGTCAACTCGCCGCAGGACAGGGCATAGGTGCTTTGACCGCGCAACAGGCGTCCACTGACCTTGCAAGAGCGCAGGGGCTGGGTCAGTTCGGTACGCAGATAGGCGCTCTCGGCGCCCAATACGCCAATCTCGGCGCTCAGACTCAGCAACTAGGCGCGGCAGACACTGGTCTGCTGGCAGGTCTCGGAGGCCTGGAAAGGCAGGTTGCACAAAGCCAGCTTGATGCCATCCGTGCAACGCAGTTGCAGGAACAGATGGCGCCCTACCAGCAACTAGGCTTTGTGTCAGATATCTACCGTGGCGCCCCGTCGACGCAGATGTCTCTGACCGCGCAGAGCGCGCCAACCGCCAGCCCACTTCAGTCGGCTATTGGTCTGGGTGTAGGTGCCTTATCAACTGCCGCTTCCGCGAAAACCGCAGGAATCTTATAAAATGGCAAAAAATAGCAAAAAAATGCAGATGGTCGACGACGACGAAGTCGAGAACGTGGGCATCATGAGCGGTTTCATGGATGATATTGATGAGATCATGGAAGAAATCATGCGCGAAGAAGAGGGCACCATGTCCGGTGAAGATGACGAGATGGCCCGTGTTACAGGGCGCACGCCTAAATCACCTGAAATCCTCATGAACAACCTGCGCGGCAACATGCGCTCGATTGATGCGCGCCGCGAAGAACTCGCCGAAAGGGTGGGCTACAACGCGGCGGCTGAAACGCCCGATGAAGTCCTGGCTATGCTCCAGCCCATCCTGGCACAGGAAGAAATGGCCGGCATTGCGAGTATGATGGCCCCACAGCAAGGATTAACCCCTAACGTCTCTCCAAGGGACGCGCTTTCGGCACCCCCGGCTATGCCGGAGGGTGTCGCTTCTTTGCCCATGGACCAAGGACCAATGCCCATGCCCCCTGCGGGTCCGGCACCTGCGCCAATGCCCATGAGACATGGCGGGATCGTTCAGCATTTTCAAGACGGCACTGATGAAGAGGGCGTCACTGCCGTGTCTGATACCCTTGGCGGCGTTTATCCCCCTGAAGTAATCGCCCAGATACTGCCGCTTTTGCAGGCAGAAATAGCAAGGGAACCGATGGACGTTCCCAGCAACGTCATGGACCGGACAAAAGAACTCGAGCCTATGTACGCCGAACTTTTAGGCGTGGACAAGAACGCCGCGAAGGCGCAATTTCTGGCTAGTCTAGGCCAGGCCGCGCTTCGCTATGCCGGGAATGTCGGACCGTCAGGTGAGCGTTTGAGCGGAAGCCCGATAGCCCGATTAGCGGCAGGGTTCAGTGATGTTCCTGCCGCCGCCGCAAAAGCCGCCGCAACAGTTGATGCGCAACAGAGGCAGGCAAGACTTGCGGCACTCCAGGCCGCTCAAGCAGAACGGACAACGGCTCTCGATTACAACGCCGAACTCAGGAAAAATAAACTGGATATTTATTCCGATATTTTGAAGCAAAAGCCGCAAGTAACCTATAGGCCGGCCACGGCAGAAGAAAAGGCGGGACTCTCAGAGGCAGATCAGGCACTTCCTTGGCAAATGAGTAGTGCAGGCAGAATGGAACTTCCTGGGGGCAGACCCCCTGTTCCTGCGGTTGATATGACGGACAATAAGAAAGAAATGTTCGGCTTGGAAATTGCAAAAGAAGCAGTTGAGCCGATGTATAACAGCGCCAGGGACGCACGTTCAGACATTCGTAATCTTGACGAAACAATAGAACTTTTGCAGAAGGGAAATCTAGAAACAGGCTTTGGTGCTGAATTAAAGTTAAACATAAATCGGGTCAGAAGTCTTTTCTCTGATAATCCAGAACTTTTAGAAAACATTACTGATGTTGAATTGTTGAACTCAGCATTAGGTAAAGATGTGTTTGGGGCTATATCTGATCTTGGGGTTGGTGCAAGGGGCTTGGATACACCTGCTGAAAGAGAATTCTTGAGAGAAGTTGTTGCCGGTAGAATTACATTAACGAAAGATACTTTGTTGCGTATGGCGGCAATTAGAAGAAAGGCGGCTGTTCGGAACATTGAAGATTGGAATGAGTTATTAGAGTCAGGAAGAGCGCAATCTTTGTTTGAAATTACTCCTTTCTATCCAACAACACCGATGGAAATTCCTGAAATGCCGCAACCAGTATCATCATTGGATGAGGGTCCTGGTAGTGATCGTCGGCGACGAGTAAAACAAATCTTGGGTCGGAATGAATAAAGATGGAAGAAGAATACTCTGTCGAGCAATTAGAGAACTGGATAATAGATAACGCTGACCAAAAGGGCAGTGGTGATTTTAATCTCATGGTGGAGGAGTATGACAGACTTCTCGCACAGGAAGCGGCTGGCGGCCAGAAAATAGACCCTTATGAGGGAATGGGAATCTTGGGCATGATCGGGGAGTCTTTCACCGGAAACGCCAGGGAAACAGAAGCAACTCGGACACTGCCAAATTATTGGCGTATGCCAGAATTAAACGAGTTAGGGGTTGATGTAATTCAGACCTCCCCTGCCCTATATAGTGCCGAACCAAGCGAAATGGCACAGATAATAAAGGCCCAGTTTCCTGATGTTGAAGTTAGCCAAGACGAGAAAGGGAATTACTTGCTAACCTCCGGTGTTGACGGAGTGCAGTATGCAATAAAGCCAGGATACGGTGAGGGCGACACTACCCGATTTGCGGGACAGGTGTTGGGCGCTGTGCCTGCTGGTTTTGTTGCCGCTGGTGCCGCTGGCGCTGGCTTGGCAGGATGGCCGCTTGCTCTTCTTGCGGCGGGCAGTTACGGGCTTACTCAACTCGGTTATCAACTTTACCAAAAATCAATAGGCGGCGAATTTAACACCCTGGACGTTGCTATTGAGACCTCAATCCCCGTTGGAGGGCAGGCCGCAAAGGTCGGCGCAAAGAACGTATTGGGTGCATTTAAAAACCTCTATACCAATATGTTGCACAGGTATCGACCCCCTACAGACGTGGTCGAAAAGCCGTTGCTCACTGATGATAAACTAAAAGAATTGGTAAATAGGGCAAAAGACGGCGACGTAAGTGCGCAAGAAGAACTGGCTGAACTTGGGAAGGTTGATTATGAAATTGTTGCCGCCGCAGAAGAATTAGGAATAGCTGAATATCTGCAACCAGATCATGTTAGCACTGATATGCAGTTCATAGAACTGGTCGGTCTAATTAAATCTTGGTCAGGTAGCGCCGCGAGAAATCAAGAAGTTAAGTCTTTAGGGGAGTTATCTGGCAAACTCGTTGAAACACTGCACGAACTTGGGGCTAGGGCGCCGGGTGACATAAGCGAAGATGTGGCTTATACATTTAGGACTCAAATTGATGAATTAGACAAAACCGCAGATGGACTATGGGATAACGTAAGAGACACCATAGATAATGTCCAAGGTGCGCGTCAAAGAAATGGACTCCCTCCACTAGCATACGAACCAAAAGCCTTATTGGGACGGATATTAAATCAAGCAGACAAAACTCCTGGTGGGATAACTGGCTTACCTTCCTACATGCAGGATTTCTTAAAGGAATTTACCCCTAAAGAAAAAATAGTAGATGGCAGAGTAGTTGAAATAACCCCTCCTCGCCTGGAGTTCTTTGATACTTTCAGACGTAGTTTAACTGAGGGCATGAAAGGAAATGGAAGGTACGCCACAGAATCTGACACCGCGCTTCGTAAATTTTACGGAGAGATACTGGCAGAGGAAAGAAAGGCGTTTAGAGAAACTCTTCCTGTCCAAACAAGGGAAAGGCCGTTAGCCTTTGACCCCGAAACTAAGATAACCCCAGAATATCAAGTCTTAGATGATTTTGACCTGGCCCGGCAAACTAGCCAGTTTAGGTTTGGTTTAATGGACGATCAAAAATCTATCTTTGGTTCTCAAGTTGCAAAAACTCTTGGGGGCGAATCAATGGTTAAACCATTGAAGACCGCTACCAAAGAACTGGCGACTGGAGATCAATATAAATTTGTAAAATTGATAGAAGCTATTCCAGAAGATATGCGTGCAGATGCAGTATTGTCTGGCGTTCAAATGATGCTTTCAAACAACACAAAGAACGGCGGCCTTACTGCAAAAGTATACTCTGAATGGTATAGGGGCGTTCTCGCAAACAAGCCTACTCATGATGCGTTAAAAAAATATCTTCCCGAAGAGACAATGAGGACATTAGATAATGTCTATAAAGTCACTACGGGAATTTCTAGGGCACTAGATACACGAAGGTATAACGGCGCTTCGATGCAACTGACAGAGTTGCTGGCTACTGAAACATTTATGTCCCGCGTCGGTGACATGGCTATAGAAGGTGCCAAAGCTGGTCTGGGTGAATTAGTGTTATCAACGGTTCTTCCGCCAGGAATGTACACAACAGCCAGGGTTATTCGTTCTGGTGTCTCGCAGGCCGCTAAACCCAAAGTATCGGCACAGACGCAAGCACTCAAAGATGCTGATGCTCTTTTATCATCGCCTGCATTTTTGAATATGGTTCGCGATGGATATTCTGACCAGTCAATTAATAGATTTAGTAATAGTTCAGCATGGAAGAAATTTGCAAAAACCATAGGCCTTGAAGGAGACGCTAATGCAACAGGGTCTGCTTTTGTCCGAGCGATATATCAGGCAAGTTCAACTGCCGTGGCAGAAGGTGCTTTTCCCCAACAGACAGAAGAAGTGGAACAGTTGCAAACAGAACAAATGAATCGCGCTAGGATGGTTCGTGCAGAGCCATCCATCCAAGTGCCGTCACGCGGTGTTCCTGGAATCGGGAGCCAAGGACCAGGAGCGCCTGCACCTGCACCTAGTCCCGAGGCCCAAGGGCCATCCGGACCTTCAAGCCGTGAAATGTACAGGTCGCTTTTTCCTTTCGACATAGCGTAAAAAAAAAAATTTCACCCCGCATAATCACTAGGCTACAGCGATGCAAATCGCTGTTTTTGTGTTCGCAAACACTGTAAAAACCAGTGTCAAGTTTTTTTTTCTGAGCAAGTCACCCCCGTAATCATTGGGCTGTAGCGATGCGAAACGTCTGTTTTTGCATGAAGTGTCAAAAAATGAAAAACCCATTTGCTATAATATGCATGTAAGTTAAATGATGCTTACGTTCTTTAACAGAAAGGAGAAATGAAATGAGAAAGGTAAAAATTACTGAACCGGATTTCATTCAGAGAACCGTGACGATCAGTTACCGTGATAAGAATGGCGCGGTGAGTTACTTCGCCAGCAACACAATCAACGAACCAACCGAGACGTACAAGAAGAGAGTGCGTGCAGAAAGGAGAAAATCAAAATGATGACTTTTAAAATTGTAAAGCTATTTGAAGACTACTGTTGGAGATGTCAGCAACTTGGAGAAGCGAAGTACGGCGTCAAGATGCACAGAAGTCTTCCGACTCAAACCTGGCAAGTCGACGGCACCGACAGTGAAGCCGAAGACCCAGAAGACGTGAAGTGGGGGGTCCTGTGTAGTGACTGCCTCTTCGAGGCAGACAAGCGTGAGGACTGTGAAGTATTTGAGCCTGACGGCAAGCCTTTTACGATTGACGGCAAGTTGTTGCTGAGAAACCTTTTCAAGTAGCCAGGACCAGCCCCGCTCACCAGGGCGGGGCTAACTTATTGATAAATAAAGTAGAAAAAAGTAGAAAAAAATAGTTGTATTTTTCATAAGATTTGTTATTATGAGCATGTAGGGTAAATAAACAGAAAGGAGAAAGAGATGAAAATGAAAGAAATGGTTGAAGCAGTTAAAGCCCATGCCGAAGCGAATTACGCTCGTGGGGGATGGGATATTATTGTTGAGTGTTATGACGACGAGGGTGTTGAAAAACTTTTGCTGGCAGATGGTTTTGATTGTAAAGGTAAAAAGGTAGGAGTTCCAAGATCAGCAAACGGCGCCATTAAAAAAGTTAGTAGAATGGTGTTTGCCGTCAATGAGTATAGAGCCGATATAGTAGCAGAAGCATTTTAAATCAGACAGGAGAAAGAAAGATGGGTTATGCATATCGAGTTGAGTCAGAGTTATACGTCGTAGGTAAAACTGAGGAAGGATACGATTATACTGCCGAGGGTTATTATGTAGTGGCAGAATCACCTGAAGGTAAATGTTATTCTAAAGGTTGGTTTCCCGGTTGCAAGTCTGAAGACGTTGATGACGAAGATTTTGGTTCCTTTACTTACTTTAAAGATATACGCGAAGAAGCAGAGGCGGAAGCAGAGGCATTACTTGTCAAATCTTCAAAAGAAGACCCTACAAAGGCAGACGGCTGGAACTTTTTACGCAACGCTTACGGGTCGGAGGCTTACGGCTATTAACTAAAGTAGATAAAAGTAGATAAAAGTAGTTGCATTTGTTTGTTGTTTTGGTAATATGACTGTGTAAGTTAATTCAATCAGAAAGGAGAAAGAAATGAGCGTTGAAAAAACTATGACTTTGGAAGCGATGGAAAAAATCAATGCGGAGGCAACCGCCTCTGCTGACCAGGTAGTATCCAAATTTTTAGCGGAGTACGGAGAACCGATGTATTGCGGTTTTGCCTGGGTGAATGTCAAAACCAGATCGAACAGCAAGTTGGGTAAGGCCTTACAGGCGGTTGGTTTCAGGAAGTCCTGGGAGTCTGGGGTGCTGTACAAGTGGTCCCCTTCCAGCTACATGGGTCAGAGCATGGACATCAAAGAACAAGCCGCACAGGCGTATGCTAATGTCTTAAAGGCGAAGGGAATCCAGGCTTGGTCCTCATCAAGGCCGGACTAACAAAAACGCCAGGGATGGCGTCAATTAACCGGGGAGAAAGTAGAAAAAAGTAGTTGAAAATATCCGTAGTTTTGATATTATTACGTTGAAGAAAGGAGAAAGAGATGTACGAAAAAGCAGTAAAATTCGCCACGAAAGCACACGAGGGTGCGGTCAGGAAATACACCGGCGCCCCCTACATCACTCACCCCATCGCGGTGGCTGAACTGGTCAGGGTTTTTGACCCAAGGCCGGAGGTGATAGTGGCGGCGGTCCTGCACGACGTCGTCGAGGACACCCCGGTCACCCTGGAAGAGATCGAAGCGGAGTTCGGCCCAGTCGTCGCAAACCTGGTCAAGTACGTCACCAACGTCGCCGGCCCTGAGATCGAAAACAGGAAAAGTAGATTCGCAGTCAACGCCAGTCACTTTGCCGACGGCCCTTCTGGCGCCCACAACATCAAGATCGCTGACGCGATCCACAACATGGCGACGCTGGAGGAATACGACCCGGAGTTCTACAAGACCTACAGGATAGAAAAAGCGGCGCTGAACATGCTGATGACCAAAGCGCACCCTGGCTTAACGGCCATACTGACTGGTATAATCAGAGGCAAGAAAGGAGAACTGAAATGACAATTGAAGAAGCAAAAAAGATCGTTGGTCGTGGCAATTCTGCTGGGGTGTTCCTGAAAAACATGCACTGGGCTTTGAGCATGCACCGCTTCCGTAACACGCCGAAAGATGAGTTGCGCCTGGAGGCCGCTTGCAAGTTGTTAAGAAAAAAATACGTTCCATACGTCCGGCCCTGGTAGGATAATCTGATGGAAGCAATGTGGCTGGAACGCTATCCGTTCAAAAACCCGCCCTACGCGCACCAGCGCGATTATCTCGCCGGATTCTGGAAAAGACCCTACGCGGCACTCTTCGCCGACATGGGCACCGGAAAAACTTATATGGTGATTAATAATTTCGCCATGCTGTACGACGCAGGCAAGATTAATGCGGTGATCATCATTGCGCCAAAAGGTGTTTACAGGAACTGGGTGGACATTGAACTGCCCAAGCACCTGCCGGACCATATCACGCATCGAACTGCGCTCTGGACGCCGAGTCCGCGCAAAGCAGAAGAGGCCGCCCTGGATGCGCTCTGGGATGTCAGCGACGATCTAAAGATACTGGTGATGAACGTCGAGGCCTTGTCCACGACCAAGGGCGTGACCTACGTCAGCCGCTTCCTGAACGCAACGAGGGGCTTTGTTGCAGTTGACGAAAGCACAACAATCAAAACTCACACTGCGAAACGGGCAAAGGCGATTGCCAAGCTGGGCAAACAGGCCGCATATCGCCGGATAATGACGGGTTCGCCAATCACCCGCTCACCCCTGGACATCTACCAGCAGTGCGCTTTTCTGTCAGAGGACTGCCTGGATAGCCCGAGTTATTATTCTTTCCGGTCCCGGTACGCCGTGCTGATTGAAAAACACGCACCGTCGCACTCGTATAAGAAAGTCGTCGGGTACCGCAAACTGGACGAACTAAAATCAAAAATTGACCGATTTAGCTACCGCATTCGCAAAGACCAGTGTCTGGACCTGCCCGACAAGGTCTTCATGAAGCGCGAAGTGCAGTTGACCAAGGAACAGATTGTGGCCTACAACGACATGAAGACGATGGCCTTGGCTATGTTCAACGATGGCATGGTAACCACGGTCAACGCGCTGACTCAGATCATGCGCCTGCATCAGATTGTGTGCGGCCACGTAAAGATGGACGACGATACCGTCAAAGAAATACCGAATTACAGGCTACAAGAACTGCTCTCTGTGATTGAAGAGGCTTCCGACAAGGTCATCATCTGGGCCACATACAGGCACGACATTGAGGCTATAAAAATCGCGCTGTCAAAAGAATACGGCATGACTGCTGTCGGCACCTATTATGGGGACACCGACGACGAAGAGCGGCGCCGCGTGGTCAAGGAGTTTCAGGACCCTGACAGTGAATTGCGGTTTTTCGTAGGCAATCCCAGGACGGGCGGCTACGGCCTGACGCTGACGGCGGCAGACACCGTGGTTTACTACAGCAATAGCTTTGACCTGGAGGTCCGCCTGCAATCAGAGGACCGTGCCCATCGTATCGGGCAGACCCGCAAGGTAACCTACGTTGACTTGATGAGTCCTGGCACCGTCGATGAAAAAATTGTTAAAGCCCTGCGCGACAAAATTGACCTGTCGAATGCCGTCATGGGTGAGGAGTTGAAAAATTGGTTGATTTGATCCCAGTAAAAAATTTATTCAAATACCACAAATTGCTCCGCCAGGATTTGCCGGAAGGCCGTCGCTACGTTTACGGCGACCAGAAACTGCCCAGCGTGACGACCATACTCAGCGCGACCAAGGACACGACCAAGCTGGACGAGTGGGTTGCCCGTGTGGGCCAGGAGGAGGCCGACCGCATCAAGAACGACGCGGCCACTGTTGGCACCTACCTGCACTCGGTTATTGAGCGCATGGTCCTGATGCGTGACCTGCCACGCCCGACTAACTGGCAAATGGTTCGCGGCTACGAGATGGGGTACAGGATTGTGAACGCCTATTTCCAGAACATTTCGGAGGTCTGGGGCAGTGAAATAGCACTTTACTACCCGGATAAATACGCAGGGACCACGGACCTAATCGGGGTCTACCGGGGCCAACCTGCGATCATAGACTTCAAGCAGTCAAACAAACCCAAACGGAAAGAGTGGATTCAAGACTACTTTCAACAACTTGCGGCATACGCGATGGCTCACGACATGGTCTATGGCACCGATATCAATTTCGGCGTAGTGCTGATGGCGGTCAGGGACGGCTCGACAATGGAATTCACCACTACAGGCCAGGAATTTAAACAACACAAGGAAGCCTGGATGCGTCGCGTTGAAAAATTTCACGAAGAAGCATTGAAAAAAAAATCTGACACGAATAGAATCGAATCCCTAACTTAGAAAGGCAGACAGGAGAAACAAATGCCAACAGTTTTTGTGGTGAGCGAATCACCTAAACACAATATTGCACCCGCGCTTGATTATGGGGATATACAGGTAGTTCTGCCCCCGACTCAGTCTCAGGTCAATTTTATTAGTGCCCCTACGGTTCAGCGCATGAAACGTGCGCTTGAGCATTTTGACGATAACGATTACCTGCTTTTTATAGGCGACCCTACTGCGATTGCCATCATGGCCTCAGTCGCATCCCATAAAAACGCCGGGCGATACAAGTGCCTGAAGTGGGACAAACAGGAAAGGCGATATTTACCAATCCAGGTGGACATACATAACAGGGGTGATGAAAATGGCGATTGATTTTGAAAAAGAAGCGCAGGCGCTACAGGCCGATGATGAAAGTTTAAAGAATATTTCTGACCTGGCGCGCAAAGCAAAAGAATTGGAGAAAGAACTAGCTGACCTAGAAGCGGTAGTTGACGAGAAGAAAAAACAATACCGCAAAATGACCGAAGAAGTCCTGCCCGAGGCTATTCTCAGCACCGGCATGGAATCTTTCGTTATGAGCGATGGCTCAAGTATCAAGGTTGAAAAGTTTTATAGCGCCAGCATCAGTGCGGCGCGGCGTGCGGAAGCCTTTGAATGGCTCCGCGAAAAAGGATACGACGATATCATCAAGAACACCGTCTCTGTGCGTTTTGGGCGCGGCGAAGATGAACTTTGTGATCGTCTCAAGAATCTTCTGGCCGGCCAGGGATTTCCCCTGGAGCAGGCTGAGAAGGTGGAGCCTATGACCTTGAAGGCATTTGTAAAAGAGCAGATTGAGCGAGGCAATGATTTACCACTTGATTTGTTCGGTGTCTTTGTAGGTCAACGGGCTAAGATAAAAACCTAAACAAGAAACAGGAACTAAGTATGAGTAATGAAGTCGCAAAGAAAAAATCCAGTGAACTTTCGCTGGTCTCTAACTTCGAGTCTGAAGCAAACACTGGTTTAGAAGGAATGGGCCAAGACGACCTGGCACTTCCCTTCTTAAAGATCATGACCAACATGAGTCCTGAATTGGAAACCATTGACGGCGCCAAGACCGGCATGATTTTCAACAGTGTGTCTAGCGAAACCTTTGCTGGTGATCAGGGTATTGAAGTTGTGCCCTGCGCATACCAGCGCGTGTATATCGAGTGGACGCCTCGCGGCAGTGGGCAAGGTCTTGTGGCCGTTCATCCCGCGACAAGCGACATCCTGTCTCGCACTCACAAACAGCCTGGGGACAATAAAGATTACCTTGATAATGGTAATTACATCGAAAACACTGCGAACTACTATGTTTTGTTCAAGGGTGCCGATGGGTTTTTCCAGCCGGCCATCATCAGCATGAAATCAACGCAACTCAAAAAGTCGCGTAAATGGAACAGCATGATGACCAGCGTGAAGATGCAGGGTTCAAATGGCGCATTCACTCCGCCGATTTATTCGCAGGTCTACCGTCTCGCCACAACAAAAGAGTCTAACGATAAAGGGTCATGGCACGGTTGGGAGATTACCCGCATCGGCACGATTGAAGACCAGGGCGTTTTTAATGATGCGAAAGCATTTGCCGCCTCAGTCAACACTGGTGACGTGAATGTTAAATACGAAGGCGAAGAAACCGCCTCTAAAAAAACTGGAGAGTCGCACGACATTTTTTAGTATTTTATGGCGCGGAGCAATCCGCGCCTTTTTCTTGAGAGAAAGAAGAAATGTATTTGACGAGGTTCAGGGAAATATTTGAGGGACTCGACAGCGCATACGGTACATACAAAATTGAAAGACAAAATGAAAACCAAAAGCAAGTCGGGAAAGGTTTCACAGTACACAAGCCGCCAACAGATGAGTTGTGGCAAAGACATTTAGACGGAATTGAACCGTCATTAGGCATAATCCCAATCCGTGCAGACAACACCTGCACTTGGGGAGCAATAGACGTAGATCAGTATCCAATTGATCACGTCGCGCTGATAAGCAAAATAAAAAGTTACAACCTGCCGCTGGTTACTTTCAGAAGTAAGTCCGGGGGCGCCCACCTGTACGCTTTTACTAAAAACCCTGTCCCTGCCGCCGACATGCAGAAGTATTTGAATGCGTGTGCAAGTCTATTGGGGCAGGCCGGCAGAGAGATTTTTCCAAAGCAAAGTGAAATTCTGGTAGAGCGTGGGGACGTAGGCAACTACCTAAACCTGCCATATTTTAATTGCAAAACTACTTTGCGCTACGCTGTTAAAGATGACGGCAGTGCCGCAACTATCGACGAATTCTTTGATATTTACGATCAGTCCGTTCAGGACGAATTAAAAACTCCAGCGCCGCCGAAGAAGGATGTTGCATGCAAGGATGGTCCGCCATGCCTCCAGGCACTATGCGCCCAAGGCTTCCCCGAAGGGACACGCAATAACGGGATGTTCAACATCGGCGTCTTCCTGCGTAAAGCGCATCAGATTGGTTGGGAAGACAAGATGATGGAATACAACCAAAAGTATTTCGATCCGCCCCTGGCGCTGAAGGAAATGCAACTCATACAAAAGCAGGTTGAGAAAAAAGACTATCGCTACAAATGCAAAGACGAGCCGATCAAGTCCTTTTGCAACAGCGGTCTGTGCCGTCAGCGCAAGCATGGTATAGGTGGCGACGGTCCCGACGCACCACGGCTCACGGCTCTCAGCAAATATGCCAGCGAACCGCCATTGTGGTTCCTGGACATCAATGGCAAGCGCATCGAACTAGAAACGGATCACCTCTTCAACCAGATGAATTTTCAGAAAGCATGCATGGAACGCTTAAACATCCTGCCGCCGTCGATGAAAAAACCTGACTGGGAGGCGCTGATAAATGAACTGCTGAGTGAGATGGTTGAGATGCAACAGATCACTGAGGCCAGTGAGGACACTACACTATCCGGGCGTTTCAATGATTTAGTTGAGGAATTCACAACGCACATGCAGAAAGGCATGGACCGCGACGAGATACTTTTAGGCAGGGTCTGGACAGATGAGGCAGACGGCTACACTTATTTTAGGATTAAAGACTTGGAAGCGCACCTCAAGAGGAATTCATTCGTAGGATTAAGCGCGCCCAAGATGGCACAGAGATTACGCGACCTGGGCGGCGGACCTACCACTATCAGCCTGAAGGGGCGCACTACACGAATCTGGCGCCTGCCGCCGTTTGAACAGCAGGATGCGCCTTTCGATATCCACGACGACAACAGCGATATCCCGTTCTGATGATTACCAAGATTTTTGGCCCTCCGGGTTCAGGTAAAACAACTTACCTACTCGACACCGTCGAGCAGGAACTCACCGATGTCCATCCGACAATGGTTGGTTACTTTGCGTTTACCCGTAAGGCCGCCACTGAAGCACGGGACAGGGCGATGATCAAGTTCCCCGAGTTAAATCCTGATCTGGATTTCCCGTGGTTCAGAACCCTGCACTCCCTGGCTTATCGTTGCCTGGGCATCAGCACCAAGGACATGATGACTCAGAAGAACTACAGCGAGTTCGCAAAAGAGGCCGGCTTGGATATCTCGACATCTGTCGAAGACGACGAACACGTCGTGCGTGCAGACAATCCAATATTGAACCAAATCAATCTTGCACGCATACGCGGTGAAGACCTGCGCGTACATTACAATCGAAGTGAGATGGACATCGAGTGGTTTCACTTTGAATACGTCGAGCGCGCCTACAGAAAATACAAGGAGAAGCACCTGCTCCTGGATTTCACGGACCTACTGGAGCGCCTGGTGGACGAACCGCAACGCCTGCCTGCCCTGGATGTGCTGATAGTAGACGAGGCCCAGGACCTGTCCAGGCTCCAGTGGCGGCTGGTGATGGAACTTGCTTCAAGGGCCAAGCGGTCCTACATCGCCGGCGATGACGACCAGGCCGTGTATGTCTGGGCCGGGGCGGACGTGGAGTCTTTCCTGTCCTGCGATGGTGAGATCAAAATCCTGCAACAGTCGTACCGGGTCCCGGCAAAGGTCCACTCCCTGGCCGACAGCATTGTCAGGCGCATCCAGAAGCGCCAGGAGAAGACCTGGGCGCCGAAAGATGACCAGGGCACCATCTCCTACTATAACGATTACCAGGCCGTAAACGTGACCAAGGGCGAGTGGCTGATCATGGCAAGCACGAATTACATGCTCAATGAGGTCCACGGCTGGCTGAAGTCCCAAGGCTTGCTCTTCGAGCGCCACGGGCACCGTAGCGTCGCCGACTCTATCCTGTCCGCTGTGGTGGGCTGGGAGCGCCTCCGCCGGGGTGATTCAGTCAACTACGCTGTACTGAAGAGCGTATATAAGTACATGGGCGCCGACCTGGTCCGGCGGGGATTCAAGTCCCTGAGAGCGGCAGACCCCGAGACCACTTTCACAATGGCAGACCTGCGAGAAAACCATGGCCTGCTGGCAGGAGACGCCGTCTGGCACGAGGTTCTGACCAAGATAGGCGATGACCAGCGCGAGTACCTGATCGCCGTCCTGCGGCGCGGTACGAAGCTGGGGGCCAAGCCTGCGATATCACTGTCCACGATCCACGGCGCAAAAGGCGGCGAGGCAGACAACGTCCTGCTGATGACCGACCTGTCACCCAGGTTCGCCAAGGATTACGCACGAAACGCCGACGACATCAACCGCCTACTTTATGTGGGTGTAACCAGGACACGCGAAGCACTGCACATTGTGCTACCAAAGAACGAGCAAAGAGGATTTCGGTTTTGAATAATATTTCCCTATTCCCACCCAGCAGTGAATGGGTGCCTCCACAGAACTTCCCAGACCTAAGTGATGCGAAAGAAATCGCTATCGACCTCGAGACGTGCGACCCGAACATGGAACGCTTCGGCCCAGGGTGGCCCAGGAAAGATGGCTACATTGTCGGCTATGCCGTCGCCGTGGACGGATGGGCCGGTTACTATCCCGTCGCGCACGAAGGCGGCGGTAACATCGACCGGGGCATGGTTGAGCGTTGGATCGCTGACGTCCTAAAGTTGCCATGTGACAAAGTCATGCACAACGCCGCGTATGACCTGGGCTGGCTACTGGCATCCGGCTTTGTGGTAAATGGTAAAATCGTAGACACCATGATAGCCGCAGGCCTGATCGACGAGAACCGCTTCAGCTATGCCCTGAACTCCCTGGGCTTCGACCTACTCAAGGAAGTCAAGTCAGAGGAAGCACTGAAACAGGCGGCGGCGGACTTCGGCGTCCATCCTAAAAAAGAACTTTACAAACTGCCGGCCATGTTCGTCGGTAAGTACGGGGAGCAAGATGCCGCACTGACTCTGAAGCTATGGCACCACTTGCAGATTCTCCTGCGCCAAGAGGAAGTCGAGTCGATCTTCGACCTGGAGACAAAACTCCTGCCGACGCTGGTTGGGATCACCTACCGGGGGATTCGTTTCGATTCTGCCGGGGCCGAAAAAGTCATCGCGGACCTCAAGGTCAAAGAGGCGCAACTGCTCAAGAACATCAAAAAAGAATGCGGCATGCCGATAGATATCTGGGCGGCGGCAAGCATCGCCAAGGCATTCGATACCCTGGGCGTGGAGTATCCGCGCACAGATAAGGGCCAGCCCAGCTTTACCAAGACATTCTTGGAAGGATGCGATCACAAAGTAGCGCGTGCGATTGTCGCGGCGCGTGAAGTCAATAAGACACACAACACCTTCCTGCAACCCTACTTGGATTTCGCAGAAGCCGACGGACGTATCCATCCGCACATCAATCAACTGCGGGGCGCCGACGGCGGCACGGTCACAGGACGACTGTCCATGGCCCAGCCGAACCTCCAGCAAGTACCGGCGCGCCATCCCATCATCGGTCCAATGGTCCGTAGTCTTTTCCTGCCAGAAGAAGGCGAACTCTGGGCGGCTAACGATTTCTCGTCCCAGGAACCAAGGCTCCTGGTGCATTACGCCAGCATGCTCAACCTGGACGGCGTGGACAAAATGGTCCAGGCATATCGTGAGGACGCCGATACCGACTTCCATCAAATGATCGCAGACCTGGCAGACATAACCAGGAAGGAAGCGAAGACCATTGGCCTGGGGCTGATCTATGGCATGGGCAAGAACAAACTTGCCACGCAGTTAGATATCTCAGTTGAGGAGGCCGGCGAACTGATGCAGAGATTCCATGAGCGCGTGCCGTTCCTGCGCGCCACGATAAGCGCCGTGCAAAAGCGTATCGAGAACCCAGCATCAGGTGGAGCAATACGCACGCTCCTGGGACGCAAGTGCCGCTTCCCATTGTGGGAGCCTGTGGAATGGGGACTCAACAAAGCACTGCCCTACGAGGAAGCCTTCGCGAAATACGGCCCAAGGATCAGAAGAGCAATGACCTACAAGGGCACGAATAAATTAATCCAGGGCGGCGCAAGTGACCAGGTCAAGAAAGCGATGTTCGACCTGGAGCAGGCAGGGTTCAACATTTTGTTACAGGTGCATGATGAAATCGCCTTGAGCGTCAAGTCGAGAGAAGAGGCGGAAGAAGCCGCAATCATTATGCGCGACGCAGTAGAGTTAGAAATACCCTCCCGTGTGGACGTTGAAGTAGGTCCATCCTGGGGTCAATCAAAGTAGACAGGAGACATGTATGGAAAAGAAAAGAAAGAAATACATAGTGCCTATGCGCAGGAAAAGGCAATGGGCGTCAATGTCGGTTCGCGCCGAGCATCATGTGATGCTGAGAGAGTTGAGTAAGTATTACAAGGGCAATCCACCAGTGACCAAGATCATCGGAACTCTGATCGTAAAAGAATTCTTGCGCATCTTGTCCCAGGTTGATCCAGACAAAGCAACGCAACTCAGGGAGGCATACAAAGATGAGCGTCACGTCAACGACATTCTTGACCTTCCCAATTGAAATTAAGTATGAGGTTCTGCCTGAAGAAGATGGCCTGCCCGAGCAGATAGATATCACTGATGCAATCATCACGGTCACGGGTCCGTCAGGGAGAAAAAGAAAAGTAAGTTTGATTCATTCACTAACCGAAAGTGAGATCATTGCACTTGAGGACGAGATACAGGAGACAGGAAATGGTGATTAAGAAAGTCAGCGATCAGTGGTATCGAGTTACAATCAAATCAAAGAAAAAAGAATATACTGCTTTTGCTTTTACTGTGACACAAGCGAAAGCTAAAGCTAAAGAACTTTTGCGGAGAGCATGGGATGAAAAACCTACTGAAGAAGATAAAAGCGAAACTACTAAGGCAGAAGCCGATGACTGCGGAAGAGATGCTGGGGGCCTACATGAAAGCGTTGTCGACAGGGATCAAGCCGACGCCGCTTTTCGTGCGAGACTTCGTTCGTATCGTGGAAGGGCACCATGGCATCGGCGGTGAAAAAGAAGTAGCATTTCTGGAAGAGGAAAAAAAGTTTTCGGAGGAACACCAGGATGGATGGTGATTACGGGGTTTTTGAAAAGAATGTGGTTGACCTGCGCGACTGCTTGCAGGACGTCATCAACGACGCGGCCAATCGTGGGCGCGGCAACACCCTGGAAGTGATGTCCGCGCTGTCGACTATCCTTATCAAGACAAGTGTCCACGCCGGCATTGATGTCGAGGATTTCATGGACGGACTTCACATGCTTTTCATGATCGAAACCGCCTGGGAACACATGGAGCCGGAGGTCATGCACTAGGGAGGCGCCTGTAAGCCATTGATTTGTAATAAGAATAAAAGTAGAAAAAAATAGTAAAAAATAGTTGTTTTATTTGGTGGACCTGGTATTATTCGTTTGTAGGTTAATTTAATCAGAAAGGAGAAAGACATGAACAATCAACCCATCAGGGCTTACGAAGAATTTACTACCAACATCATCGGATTGCCAGAAGGCGAGTACCTGACCGAGACATCATACAGTGACCAGAGTCCTTACAAAGTGGTGGCTAAAACTCCCACTACTTTAACTCTCAAAAAAGTAATGGTGGCTAAAAATCCAGAATGGAAACCTGAATTTGTGCCAGGCGGTTTTGCCGCGCATTGCACAAACCAGGGGGAGCAGACTTGGGTTTACGAAGGTTTGCTGGATGAGACTGTCAAAGTAAGACTGATCAAAAGCAAATTTTGTGGGTCTGATAAACTTTGGGGAGCAAAAGGCGCGACATTTATTGCCAACGGCGCGGTAAAATTCTACGACTACAATTTCTAATCAAACCAGGGCGCAGGGACGCGCCACTAATACAGGAGAAAGAAAGATGGAAGACTACTACGAAGAACCTGACGAGAGGGTTTGTGGCTCTTGCGGTGTTGGCGGTTGTGACTGCGACTATGATGATGTTTGCGACTACGACGACGAAATTTACGACTAATAAATAGTAGAAAAAAATATCCAAAAATAGTTGTTTTATTTGGTAGACCTGGTATTATTCGTTTGTAGGTTAATTTAATCAGAAAGGAGAAAGACATGGCATTTGCACCGAGTTCAGAATATCCCATAATCGATGGCGGTTGCTTTTGGGAAAAAAGCGGGGGCAAGCTGTTCGAGTTTGATATGTTGTCGGATAACCCTGAGTTCCCCAGCCGGGTGTGGGTTGCCGACAAGTGCAACATTATCCCCGGCCTGGAGTCTGGCTGGCGGTATGCGAAGGTTAAAAAGACCGTTGCCTACCTGATCGTCGACGAAGACGAATATGGCAAGCCTGTTGTCGAAAAGTGGGCGATTAAAGACAAGCGGGACTACTTTTAAGAAATAGAAAAAAATAGTAAAAAGTAGTTGTTTTATTTGGTGGACCTGGTATTATTCGTTTGTAGGTTAATTCAATCAGAAAGGAGAAAGACATGGCACAGTTAAGACACGAAGGTAAAGTAGTTGCGGTAGAGCGCGATGGGTTTCGCACCCAGGTGCGCGGCTCCAACTCTAACGAGTACGAGATTTATCTCGCTTGTGCCGATGATGGCAAAGGTAATGATTTCACTACCGGCAAGCCATTAAAAACTTACGAAGAGTGGTTGAACTCTTAATCATACAGGAGAAAGAAATGTTTAATGAACTGACTGCCGAAGAGATCGACTTTGTAGATTACTGCTTTGAGTTCTACGGCGAAAAAACTGACGAACCACTCTACCCCATGATCGGATTAGATAAGGGTGCAATCATCCTGGCAATGAAACTGTTGCCTGTTGTTTTTCCTGACTGTCCCGTCGATTACGACAGCGTTGATAGGGAGCATGTTAGGGACATACTGACCGAAATGGCTGGCTACAAATTCAGTGTCGATTACATAAAAAAAGCATTACTGATTAAGTAGAAAAAAATGGTAAAAAGTAGTTGTATTTATTTCCAGTTTTGATAATATATTGATGTAAGTTAATTCAACAGAAAGGAGAAAGAAATGAGAGTAACAATGACCAGGGAGTTTTACGTTCCCACAGAGTACAAGGAAAAGATCGAAGTTCCTGGTACTACGATGGTGATCTACAAAATCAGCGACACTGTCGCCAAGGGCTTCAGCGGCAAAAGAGCCAAGCCTGATTTCTACTATAACTTCAAGACTCCAGAAACAATGAAGGCCTACCTTGACAAATACGTTGAGTATTACAAGGACAAAGAAGCCTACAAAGAAAAGAAGAAAGCCGAAAAGAAAGCGGCGATTGAGAAAGCCGCGACAGAGGTTGCGCCTGGTGACATTTACTACACCAGCGGCGGGTATGACCAGACCGATGTTCACTTCTACAAGGTTCTGGGAATCAAGGGCAAGAAAGTTACTCTGACTTCAATCGGCCAAGAAAAAACCATGCAGGAAATGACTTACGAAGAAGTGATCGCTGTTCCTGACTTAGAAATTGGGTTGCCGTTCACCAGGATGGTTGGGCAGTACGGGTTCAAGATCAACAGCTTCGCTTACGCCAGCAAGTGGGACGGCAAGCCAAAACACCAGACCGCTTGGGGCTTCGGACACTAATCAAACAGACAGGAGAAAGGTTATGACTATTGAAATTTTTACCAGCGAGTTCGAGGACTATCCCGAGACTACACCGCGCAAGATTAAGCTGAAGTTTAATCCTAAAAAATACAAGAGCGCGCCGGGCGCCGCCAAGGCCTTCTACAAGGCCCTGGTTAAGTATGCCAAGGAGTGCGGGGATTATCCTGACCCGGAGAAGTACGTCTCGCTTTGGAACCCTGAAGAAGCGGAGTACAGGGGCTACGGCAAAACCTGGAGGGTGTCCTGGGAGGACGGTCCCTACGAGTGGGGCATAGGCGCTTCGATGGTTATCTGCAACTCTGACGCGAAGTGGTACACCGAGCCGCATTACAGTTTCGACCTGGGGTTCATATCATGAAAACAGAATATCAGGTAACGTACTACACGGAACACACCCCGGCCTTCGGTCTCGATATTTTTGAGGACGAATTAGAGGCGATGACCTACGCCCTCACGCTTATTGACGACAAGAAAGACCAGATCAAGGTCACCCTGCTCGAGGACACCGCGCCCGTCAAGGTGATCTGGGAGTCGCCCCAGCAGTACATGAACATCCACACCGGATCGGTAAGCACCTACGACGGCTGGGAGTACAAAGACGAGCGGACCGGCAAAATCAGGAACGCCGTCGACGACGAGCAGGTTGTGCCGGTAGTGCGCAATGACAGCGGGGAGTGGATCGAGATATGAACGACAACATGAAAAACCTTTTAGCAGGAATCGCCGGGGTGCTTGTCGCCCCAGTGATACTTTTTATCTTCGCAATGGCAATGGCAATTTTTTAAAAACCAATCCAGCCGGGTCTACTCCCACACTCCCCGGCTGGCGCATAAGCCACGTCACGGCTACTCGCGGCTCGTGCGCCTCCCGCCAGCCTACAAGACAAGGCGCCGAGTCGCGGGGACCTTTAATTTTTAATGGAGAACCAACATGATTGAAAAAGATATTCCAGTCCCAAGCACCACGCGCCAACGAAAGTATCCTTTCGTGGACATGGAACCAGGGCAGTCCGCTTTCTTTGAAGAGAAGCTAGGCGGCAAAGCGTACAAAGCGGCCAACGCAGTTGGCTACAGGTATAACAGAACTTACATAGCAAGACGTGAGGATGGAGGCATTAGAATATGGCGGAAGAACTAGCCGAACAAATCTTTTCTTCTATGGATAAACACAACCAGGAGAAACGAGAAATCGTCCTGTCGCACTGCGACGACATGTATTACGTCGACAGGCTGAAGATCATGGTGGCGCTGAGAGACATCCACGACGACACCCAGTCATGTATCGATACGATCCTGGAAGTGGTGAAGCGTGCAAGGCTCGACACTGTCGATTTAATCCTGCCGGAGAAGAAGGTGACCAAGTGAACGGGACGATAAAAACAATCCCATGCCCATGCGGTGAAAAACAGGAAGAAATTATCCGGCCTCAGGACAACACCAGGATCGGTTGGTATTGCCCGAAGTGCCATGCGTTCACAAAGGCAATCGGTAGAGAGCGGGTCTGGATCGCCGGGAGGAAACACGGTGAAGATCAGAATGGATAGAGAGACGGCTGTTAGTTGTCCGGTGTGCTTCACACCATACACGCCTGAGTTCGATCCCTACGGCACTGGTGATCCTATGTACGTTCTTTACGATAAGAACTGTTGCTGTCAAGATACCGATGATGAACCAGAAGAAGACGACACCGACGAGGAAGAGATGCCGTGACTGCCGCGAACTCAAGCCTCTTTCTGACTTTACCGAAGGTAAAATGCTTTGCTCCGTTTGCATTCAGGTCAAGCGTCGCATGGTCTCGTCCCAAGGACCAGGGCCATACCTGCGCAGGTTGTTCCAGCAATCAAAATATACGCACACTAATCGGAAGACAAACAAGGGTCATCCGATCAAAGCGGAATTCAACATCACCGTCGAGGACCTGATGGCACTGTGGGAGAAACAAGGTGGGCGATGCGCAATCTCAGGTGTCGCGCTGACATACCATCGGGACGGTGGCGGCAAGAAGGAATTTAATGCCAGCATCGACAGGATCATCCCGCACGATCCTTACAACCCGAACAACATCCAGTTGGTGGCGCATCGAGTGAACATCATGAAACACGAACTGACAGAGGATTTGTTCTTCTGGTGGATCAAGACACTGCACGACCACTTGAAAACTAAGGCAGACGAACACAAGTGACGCGACATGATCGAAGCAGTCCTGTGCATGGCAATGGCGATATACCACGAGGCACGCGGCGAACCTGTCGTGGGCCAGCATGCAGTAGGGCACGTCATCATGAACCGGGTTGCAGATGACGATTATCCAGGAACCGTTTGTGATGTCGTCAAGCAGGGACGCTACTGGCGCCACGTTCCACTCAGGCACCAGTGCCATTTTTCGTTCTGGTGCGACGGCCTGCCCGAGGAGTTCCACAACCGAGAAGCCTACGGCACCGCCGTTATTTTCTCGTGGGCCATTGTCCAGGGCTGGATTCCAGACTCCACGCATGGCGCGACGCATTACCACGCGACGTGGGTAAATCCGGCCTGGAAACGGACCATGACGCCAACGATACAAGTAAACAACCACATTTTTTACCGACGTAAATGATTATCTCATACAAACACAATTTTGCTTTTATTGACGTGCCTAAATGCGCATCAACTTCATGCCAACTAATCTTGCAGGAATCAGGCATTCTTGATGAGACCACGGATATTTGTCACCCTACTGTAAGACATAAGGGATGGCATGAGTTGTTAGATGAAAAATTAGTAAATCAGGATATGGAATGCGTAGGAGTAATACGCCACCCGATTGATCGTTTTTTGTCTGGAGTAAATTACCTTTTATTTCATCCTGATAATTCAGCAAAAGAAATTCAGATAAACCGCGCTATTGAGGGGAATGATAATAAAGGCATTCATAATGCCTTTTGGGATAGATTCCTTGATTGCCCAGGAAACCTAACAGATTTAACAAAATATTATGAAAATGTAGAAGCAGTAGATTACTTCATTTGTGCGTTCAAAAATTCCATAGGAAGAAGACAAAATAGTTTTTTAAGTGACAACGCCACTGTTTGGGCCTTCGACAATTTTAAAATCAAAATTAATGAGTTGGTTCAACGGTGCGGCGGCGTCGTTAGAGAGTTTCCGCATTGCAGGAAATTTCCTAGACCCCCAAATGATGAATTATTAACGAAGGACAGACAGCAACAAATTTTAGATTATTACCACGAAGATTATGTTTTATGGGAAAAAGCACACTAAACAGGAGAAAGAAATGATGTCGAACCAAGATAAAAAAACGCTCACCGCGCTTTACAGCGGTGTCGTCCTGCATGTATGGATGGGCCGGGAACCTGCTCACGTCTTTAACAACCCGGAGGAAGCCGCCGACGAATGCATCCGAGTCGGCAGGATCATGGCCGAGCGCATCGAAAAAGAATTCGAGCAGGAAGGTGACTCATGAGTCAGTGTTACTGCCCAGAAGATACCTGGGGCACGGATCAAGGGTCAGTGTGCGAGACCCCTGAGTTCGACGACGCCCTGGGAATATGCTTCAACTGCAACCATAACCGGCAATGCCACGCCGATTATTGGGAGATGTTTGGCGAGTTGTACACCAAGCAACACGGCAACACGGCAAGCAACACGTCTATGAAACGCTGACGTGTTGGCGTGTTGATGGGGCGAATGTCAATGAATACGCGGGGTGTAGCGTGATTCGGGTGCCAGGGACCAAGGGCCAACACGTCTAAGATAAAGTTCCTGAGAAAATAAAAAAATAAAAAAATAAAATTGTAAAAACTTTATATTTGACGTGTTGGTGTACAAAGCCACGGAATATAAGGCTTCAGCCAACACGTTACCCAACACGTTACTGTTTTTACAGACGTGTTGACGTGTTGGCAAAATCGAAATCTACGGGGTGCGCGCGCGGGTCATTTTTAGAAAAAATATTTTTTATTTTTCAAGAACTTTATCTTAGACGTGTTGACGTGTTGAACGTGTGGTAAGTAGAAAAATAGAAAACTGTGGATTATTGAACAAAGTAGAACAAAGTGGGAAAGTATCAAAAAATTGACGTGTGTTGCCGTGCTGGTAGAAAAATAGAGAAAAGTAGATGAAAAGGAAAGTCATAGTTAAATACCTGGCGAGTGGGCGTGCAAAATACCCGTTCAAGGCGATGATCATCGGGGACTACTTCCTGATTAACAGCAACGCAGATGCCCAGCGTGCCAGGAGTGCGGCGTTGTTCTTTTCAAAACGTAATCCGCCTCGCGTCTTCAAGGTCAGGGAGAGCGGTTGGAATGAGTGGACTTGCGAGAGGGTGCAATGAAAAAAGATAAAGACAAGGAAAGACTGCGAGAGATCATGAACAAAGTGCCGTTGAAGCGGCCCAAACTAGACGAGAGATTATCAACCAAGGTGAAGCCATTGAAAGAACAACGCAGGATCGTTACGCCGAAAGAGTGGAAATTTATTCAGGAACTGGTGTCTGGCGACGGGCGCTGTACGTTAAAGGAAGCCGCAATTCGTGCAGGCTATTCCCCTGAACTCGCAAGCGACACAGGCCGAAGGCTGACAGACCCAAAGAAGAATCCGCACGTCGTCGCGGCAATCCAGGAGTACCGACGCGAACTGGCAGAGGTGTACGGCACGACATTCGAGCGGCACATGCGCGACCTGAAAGAGATACGAGATGCCGCACTTGATGCTGGAAATTTTGGGGCGGCGGTCACGGCGGAGTATCGGAGAGGGCAGGCCCTGGGCACGATCTACGTGGATCGCAAAGAGATCAGGCACGGCACAATTGATTCGATGAGCAAGGAAGAGGTGCGGCGCAAGCTAGAGGAACTGCAACAGCTTTACGGCGGCCCTCCGCCAAAGCAGATCATCGACATGACGCCGGACGAACTGGGAGAGAAGTATGCGCTCATTCAAAAAGACAATGATATTGACCCACTGGAGGTATTTCTAAATGGCGAGGGGACCGGAGGCGAGACTTTATCAGAGGGTGAGGGAGAACTTGCCGAGGGCGACGATAACGCGCCTGGAGAACAAGGTGGGTCTGGGGATACCGGACTGCCTGATAGCCCTGGAGAAGGACTGCTGGGTGATGGTGGAACTGAAAGTGGTGAAGAGTGGGAGGAAGGTGAGCCTGAGTCCGCACCAAATAGCATTCCAGTTGAAGCATGCGGCCCTGGGGATGCCGACATACATCCTGGTACACCATCAGAAGACGGGGACGACGAGGCCGGCTGACGGCAGGCTCCTGCTCTATCACGGCGCCCAGGCGGAGGAAGTGTACCGCCTGGGGATAGATGCCCAGCCCCTGGATAGCTGGCGCCTGGACGCAGTCCTGTGGGATGTCATGCGACATCGCCTGCTATGCGGCAATGATACGAATATCTAGCCGATTGTGTTGAAATCTAGCCAAAACAGAACATGATTTTTTAGCCAAAAGGTGTTGTATTTGAGCCACATGTTGTCACACGCCGCGAGAGGCTACAGGAGGCCGCAGGAGCGACGCGAGACAGGGGCCATACCTAGACCCTACTTCGCAACGCAAGCGCCCGAGGAAACCAGAAAAAGGGCCTCGCCCGGCCCAGGACCGGGCCGATTGCCCCTTGTTGCACGGCCCTTTCCCCCCGATCCTGGGCGCCTGGGCCATGGCGCAGGGTGCGTGAGCGTAAGTGCTTGATTTTATTGAGAACGCTATTTCCGGTAATTAGCATTACCGGAAATAGGCAGGTACCCTAGGGCCATTTTGGTTCATTTTGTACGTTTTTCGTACAGCGCACCCCGGTTTTTGCCGCCCCGGCGGCGAGGGCGATAGCTTTAGCTAGATTTCGCAAAAATAATCCGGCCTGAAACGAAAATGACCCTTGTTCCATGTGAAACATATCTTGAAACCCACCCCCTTTGTCTGGAAAATCAAAACCCTAAAAAATTTTTGCAAAAATTATTTTAAATGCAGACTGCCATTGAAGACATTGAAGCCGAGCGCCTGCGCCTCGAGTTACGCCTAGCAATGCTGGAAGCCCAGGAAGGCGCACAGAATAGTTTCCTTTCTTTTGCCAAGTACGTCTGGCCCGAGGCGATCCTTTCCAGCCATCACGAAAAGATGGCGGCGGCCTTTGACCGCATAGCCGACGGCACGTTGAAAAGACTTATTGTCAACATGCCCCCGCGTCATACAAAATCCGAGTTCGCATCTTATCTGCTACCCGCATTCATGATGGGCCGTGATCCAACACGCAAGGTGATTCAGGCCACGCACACCGGCGAACTGGCGGTGCGGTTTGGCAGGAAGGTGCGAAACCTTATGGACCTTGACCGTTACAAGGAGGTCTTCCCTGACTGCTATCTGAAGGCAGACTCAAAGGCCGCAGGCCGGTGGGACACGAGCGAAGGCGGGGAATACTTTGCTGTAGGTGTGGGCGGTGCGATGACAGGACGCGGCGCGGACCTGCTGATCATCGACGACCCGCACTCGGAGCAGGATGCCCTGTCTGCGCTGGCGCTGGAGAATGCGTGGGAGTGGTACACCTCTGGCCCCCGGTCCCGTTTGCAACCGGGCGGTTCTGTAGTGATCGTGATGACCCGTTGGGGGACCAAGGACCTCACTGCCAGGCTACTTAAAGCGCAGACCAGTCACAACGCGGACCAGTGGGAGGTTATTGAGTTCCCGGCGATATTCGACGAGGACCTGCCGACCGAGCGTGCCTTGTGGCCGTCGTTCTGGAAGATCGAAGAGTTGAAGGCGGTGAAGGCGTCGCTGTCCGTGCAGAAGTGGAACGCGATGTACCAGCAGAGGCCCACGGCGGATGAGGGGGCGATCCTGAAACGTGAGTGGTGGCGGCGCTGGGACAAGGACCATGTGCCACGGCTCGAGTACATTATCCAGTCTTACGATACGGCCTACAGCAAGAAGGAGACGGCGGACTACAGCGCGATCACGACGTGGGGTGTGTTTAAGCCTAACGACGACAGCGCGACGTCGTTGATGCTGGTTGATATGCGCAAGGGCCGCTGGGACTTCCCTGACCTGAAGCGGCTGGCGAAGGAGCAGTACGACTACTGGCAACCCGATAACGTGCTGATCGAGGCCAAAGCGACAGGGATCACGCTTCAGCAGGAACTGCGCCGGCTAGGTGTGCCGGTGACCATGTACTCACCCGGCGGTCGTCGTGCGGGGCAGGACAAGGTATCGAGGGCCAATGCCGTTGCGCCGATACTCGAGTCGGGTATGGTGTGGGCACCGGACACTGACTGGGCGGATGAAGTGATCGAGGAATGCGCGGCGTTCCCCAATGGCGACAACGACGACCTGGTC